AGTCGCTCGATACCGGCATGGGCCAGTTCCTTCCCCCGGAAGCGGCGGAAGTAGGACAGTTCATTCCCGAGCAGTTCGGAGAATACACGGTAGGCATCGGCGAAGAAGCCGAAGTCGAATATTAAACAATGAAATTTTTCGGGATAGGGCGTATCCCCGGAGTCCCTTGCTTACGCCCGAACGGTAAGGGAAATTGGAGGAATAGGTATGACCAGACGTGTAGCACCCGCTCCGCCGGGCGTTCCGGCATTGGAGCCAATCAGGCAAGACCTCTATGACACTAAAGTCCAGGACGGCTTGGTGTCAACGCTCGAATTCTTCAGGAATCCGGGCATCGCGGGGCAGGCCGAGCTTGCAACAAACATGCAGGCGAACGGCCAGCTTCCCTATCCGCAGCAGTTCCACGTCTTCGGGATAAACCTCGAATTTATCCCCACATTCGGCGAGGGCGCATCGGTGAGCTACGACAATGCCTTCTGGCAGAACAAGAAGAAAGTCCTCGAACTCTGCTTTATGCGATTTCGCATAGGCTCCAAGGACTATCTTGTTGACCCCGCGAAGCGAATCCCGGCAGGCCTCGGCCCGGCAGGTTTCGCCAACGGAGCTCAGGCAATCGATGCATTCCCCACTAACGGGTTGCAGGACATCCAGCATTACTACGATGTCACGATTCGCCAGGGCGGAAAAATCAAACCCATCCACATCCCGGCACAGCAGTCATTCTTCATACAGCTTGTATGGCCGTTCGGGAACCCGGCGGTAAACCGCAATGGATGGGCGGTCAGGGCGTACCTCGTCGGTATTCTCTGGAGAGAAGTTCAATAACTTGACATATTGATGAATAGGGCGCATTCATAGCCTTCTTCCCCGCTTGCGCCCGAATGCGGGAAGAGGAAAAATTTTCGATGGAGGTCGATATGACCAGACGTGTAGCACCAGCACCGGCAGGTGTCCCGGCGCTTGAGCCTATCGCTCAGGAACTTTATGACACCAAGGATTATCCCATCGCGGGTACGGGAACTCTCACATTCTTCCAGAACCCCTCGGCTCTCGGAGAGATAGAGACAAACATGGTGGCTTCAGGCCAGCTTCCCTATCCGCAGCAGTACCATGCTTTCGGTATCTGTTTCGAGATTTTCCCGGGATACACCGAGCCCGAAGCGGTCGGCAACAACGTAGCGTGGGCTCGCGAAAAGCAGAAGCTCCGAGAAAAATGCTTCCTTCGCCTCACCATAGGCTCGAAGGACTACCTCACGCTGCCCGGATGCCACATTCCCGAAGGAATGGGCATTGCGGGATTCTCCGCGGGAGACGATACGCTCTCGAATTACGCATCGTTGACCCAGGGCATTCAGGACATCAAGCATGCTTTCGAGCTTACGGTGCCCCAGGCCGGAAAAATCAAGCCCATCCATATCCCGGCCCAGCAGTCGTTCAAGGTCGAGATAAGATGGCCTACTCCGCTCGTGCTTGCGACACCGGAGCAGCCTGTCAAATTCAGAGTTTACCTCGTAGGAATACTCTGGAGAGAGGTACAGTAGCATTCTCAAGGACGCTCCCCTTCGGTAATCCCGCCGAAAAGAGTGTCTTTTCTTCGCTGGCCGCTCCGTTACGGGGCGGAGCGGCCTTATAAAAAGAATGGGATGAGCGATATTCCAGTAATAGCGGAATAAATAAATGTCACTTTAACAGGAGAAACAGACATGGCAGCAAGAATAGTAAAAACAAGAGACGGACGCACCCTTCTCTATAAAGGAATGCCCCATCCCCTCGATGGCTCGATGGGCCAGCTTCCACGGAATCAATATGCATCTCCGTCGGCACCCTCGCCGATATCCCCCGAGTTGTCGCCGAGGCTCCCTCAGAGCATTCTTAAGCCCGTCCCCAGAAGCGCGGTAAGCCCTCAGAGGCGGGTTGAGTACCCGATTCGCACGGCCGAAACGGAAGAGCTTCAAAGAAGCATGTCCCCGGAACAATACTTGCGAAAAAAGACATTCGAGCGCCCGGCATTTTACGGCATTCAGACGCCGTTGCAGACGACCGCGCCGTGGCAGAATTCGGTGCTCGTAGCGGGGCCTTCGGGTACGGCGGTCACCGGTACCTTCGAGATAACCTCCGAGGCCGACTTCGAGGCGGTCAAGATTATGGTTACAGGCCGCAAACTTGTTGACCAGGAATGGCTCCCCACAAGAAACTTCGCAATAACATTCAAAGACCTCGCGAGCGGTCGAGACCTTAACAATGTTCCCATCTTCGCGGAGCATTTCGGGGGCAATGCCAACGAGCCTCTTATCTTCCCCGTTACGTTGTTTATCAACCGCAATTCGGCGGTGACGGTGGACTTTATCAACCTTGAGCCGGTGGATGCGGACATCTACGTCTATTTCTCGCTCCTCGGTATCAAGTACTACTATCTGGATGCTCTCAATCTCACTACCGGATATCCGGAACAGGGCGAGTACAAAAGAGTTTAATTCAAATGTACAGTCAAGTTGAGAGGAGCTTCCATGAACGAACGGGAACTATACTATAGGCTCTCGGGTCTCGGGGATAATCCCGAAGACAGAAATTGGTTTTGGCGAGAGGGCTTCCCGGAGCTTATGCGCCGGGGCCTCGGCAAGGGGGCCAAGCGCGAATGGCTCGGAAGCGACAAAGACAACATGGGCTCTATGTTGTTGCGCCTCGCCGAAAACTACATTATGGCCCCGCAAAATGTAGTGCCTGCTTTCGCACAACCATTCAAAATCACTACCGGGCCCGGGGACGGGCTCGAAATACCGCCTAATGGCGCCGGGCCGGGTGAAACATTCTATACCGGCGTGAGATTTCCCGTCCCGGTGGATTCGGCGGCGATAGTGACATGTCTTCATCAGGAACTCGAAAGCCCGGCCGCCTATAGCGATGTCAACATAAGGCTCTGGTATCGCGGCGGCCACAAGAACTTTTGGCATCCGCAAAAGCCGGAAGTAACGCCCGTGAAAATAGTGGTCTTCGAGAAGGAAACCATAGAAATTCAATGGGAAAACAACGGGCTTATTTCACATTGGCTCAAGGCGGAAATTATAGGCTACTGGTTTAACGTACCCAAGCCCGACAAATCTCAGCGTGGGCTTACAGTCCCCACTCAAACCCAGGGATAGGAGGAATACATGGGAACTGAGGATATCAGAATACTGCCCGCGCAAGGAGTTTTCGTACCTCGAATTACCCACGATTCGAGGGGAAACAGGATTATCCCCCTTCTCGGGGCGGGACAGTCATACGACACCGGCGTTTTTATGGTCAGGGGTTATAACAAGATAGACATTATAGCCCGCTCCAATGTCAACGCGGACATCTTCGTTTACATGGGGCCAGACCCCGCCCAACTTGCGGCAATGACGCCCGGGGACAACCGGGAAAAAGCGAGGCTTCCGTATGCCGAGCTTGCCGTTCCGAACGGCGATTTTCCGCCCGAACAATACAGCGTTCAGGTAAGCGGAGATTTCGCGCGGGTAATATTCAGGAACAACACCGCGGAGGCTCAGACCGTATGGGATTTTCAGGTCAACTTGAAGCCCATCGGCGAAGGTCAATGCTTCAGGGAATACATAGACGGCGCGGTAAACCCGCTCGGGATTCCCATCTATCGTTATCTGACCATGACATCCGACCACAGGCTCCGCGTCGATGTCAGCGGCGGAGGCGGGGGGGCCCTTCCGGTTTCGGGCGAGAAAGAGCAGTTGGTATGGCTGGCTAACAACTCCTCGGCGAATGCCGGGAACACCATCCCGGCCGACCCCAACACCGGGAGTTTTTCAATTGACAGCGCCGGAACATTAACCGAGCTCGATGGCTCCATTAAGGAATTTACCATTTACGCGGAAATATTATCGTCCGGGGCCGGTAGCGGCGATATAGTAATTGAGGGAAGAAGTATTCATAACGTCGTTCCTTGGGTAGAGTTCGACAGGTTTCCTTTGGCTGCGGGGCAGAGGTTGTTTAAGACATTTAAGGCTCAGGCCAACGCCTACAGGGTTTATTTCGACAATACGGGGGGCGTGCTTGTTACCGGATTTTATGGTAACGTTTACCTGAAGCCTCAAACATAAGGAGATGAGATGCAAGAGGTTATCGGTACGGATTCAAAAAGGCTCATAGCTAATAATTTGGACATACTCGCGCTCGCGACGGTGGCCGGGCCGACCGAAAATATGAGAAATCATGCTTTTCTCGGCGTTACCTGTCATACCAGCCAGGACGGCCAGCTCGAAATAGAATACAGGATGCCCGGCGGGATATGGCGGCAAATAGACGGCAGCCCTTTCGCGATAACGGGCGGCGTCGCATTCGACAGGGTTTACAGGATTACCCGCGATGAATACAGAGTTACCTTCACCGACACTTCCGGGGTTGCCAATAATGTTGATTTGGGAACGCTCAGAACGAATGTAAATTAGGAGGCGATATGACCGCAAGGGAATGGATAGAAAGAGTTTTTGCTAAAAAAATAAAAAACGATAAAATTATCATAGCGGCCGGGACGAAAACCGTAAAAGACGGCGCGAGGAAAATCGAAAGACAGACCGGAGCGCGTATTTACGTTGAAGTAGCCAATTTCGAACGCCTCTTCAAGGAGGAAATAGAAGCTGGAGGCACCGATGCCGAAATAGCGGCCAGAATCGCGGCCAAGAAAACGGTCAGGAGGGGTTTTAATCCCGAAACCAACAAGGTTGAAGACATGACTTTCGACACGGGATATAAAAGCCTTATCGAGGACATGGCCGACAAGGGGGCGTTTGCTTAGGAGATAAAAATGGGAGCGGTAGTATATCCGAAACTACAGATAACTAATATTTATACCGGAGCGCCTCCGGGGGTTCCCGATTACGATGTCACTATAAGTGCAAGCGATTACAACAGCAGTTCATCCTCGCCCTATCGTTCGAGGGGTCAGGCCGGAACTACTGCCCATGAATATACATTCTTCGTCCCGGACGGCTTCCCCGGTCTTTCGAAGCTGGTTGCGCTCGAACTCATTTTTATAAATCGAAGCGCTAATCCCGGCCCGGCAACCGTCCAGATAGATTTTTCAAGCGAATATGCTCTCGATGGGCAAGCCAAGAATGCAAATTTTGTCAACCACCCCGACCCCGCGGGCGGTGCTGGCTCCTATGTCCTTCCGGCCGCGAATGTACTCGGAAGGTTTGATTTAACCAATCTCGTAGGAATTAATATGTACCCCAATCTCGCCGCCAATCATCGTTGCGGCTTAAGGGTAAACCATCGCGGCATTGGTGGAGCGATAGAGTATCTGGGAATACGGATTGCTTTTAACTATTAGAGGTTAATATGACCGAATATATATACACGCGGGAACTGGTAGCCGACCAACAATATTACAATCTTCCGAATCCGGACAGGGACTTAGACCCGGAAACGGGCACCCCCATTCTACCCTGCCAGGACATTTACGATGCGATAGGGCTTTGTGTAGATATATATAACACGACAGCAGAAAGTTTTACGGTCGTAACGGAAAGAGAATTGACGACACAGGAAAAGACCGACATGGATGCGGCCATCGCCGGACACAAGAATAATTTTCAGTAGGAGAAACAGATGGGTTTCGGTTCGCTTGTATATCCGCCGCAAATTATTCCGGCCGAGATGGTTTTTTACCGGCCAGACTTGGTACTTGCGGGCGTAACCCCTACGGTTGCGGATGTTGTTGCGGCTGGCTGGTTCAAGCGATGCCGGGGCATAGGCATCGGCATCGATGGCTCGGTATGGTGGATGTACTATGACGGCAGCGTTGTCGAGTCGGTCGAGCTATCATCTACCGGGTGGATTGACCTGTTTTTCGAGGATTTCGAAGCTGGCGACTGGCGCGGGCTTTGGAATGAGCCGACCATCCCGGTTTTTAATGAAAACTTCGAGGACGGCGACTGGCGAGGTGAATGGATGTCCACTAACAACGTATTTACCGAAGATTTTGAAAGCTGGTAGGAGAATAAAATGACATTGTTTGTTATTATACTTAGCATACTGATTATATATGCAATGTCGGCCTCGGATTGGGACTTCGGGACTCAGAATACCGTAATCCCCACCATAGTCGCTGACGGCGACTTTGTTCTACAGGTGGACTTCAATCCCGGCGGCGGCCCGGCCGAGATTTTTGACATGTTCTATAACGGCGATGTCAACATAGGCCCGAACACCGAGATAGACTTCAAAATCAAGGCGCTCGACACGGAGCAATTTCAGACTCAGGGCAACCCTAATATCTGGTTCCGAAGCGACTCCATTGATGTAAGTGCGCTGACGGGAATAAATGTTCGCTTCAAGGGCAGCTTCTCGGGCGGATGGTGGCGGGCGGTCGATATATACAAGTATGACGGCGGGACGCCCACCCTGCTTAATGCTTCCGGTAATCTTCATACCATAGCGGTAAACACATGGTACAGGTACCGGGTTAGGGTATGGGATACGGTTTTTCCGGCGAACAATACGCGCTATTCGGTGGAGCTATGGACGGGTGCGGCTTGGAACTTGTTGCTTCAATATGATGACGCGACGGCATGGCTAAAGGGAATTAATGGCAGGTTCGGAACGGGCGGTCGCGGTTCTACGGCGGTCTTGGCCCAGCAGGAACGATGGAACGACCTCGCGATAGGAGAGATGTCGTAATGTATATAGAGATAGAGGAAGACGGAACATATAAGTTAAACGGAAAGCCGGTCGAAGTCACGCGGCTGGACGTGCTCGGCCATACAGTCGAGGCAATCTTTCACAAGGGGAGCTATTTCCCCGTAACCATACCGGACAAGGGTAAAAATTTCCAGCAAGAGTTGAAAAAGGTGCTTCATAACCCAAATTTGTGGGAGGATAAATAATGGCTGCGCTGGCGTATCCGGAGCTCGTCATTCCCGTCGAATTGGCACGCTATAAAGAAGACGTAGCCTTATCCGGCGCGGTGCCGGTCGTCGCGGACGTGGTTGCGGCCGGTTGGAGCGGGGGCGACCGGGGAGTCGGCATTGGCACGGACGGCAGCGTTTGGTGGATGTATTTCGATGGCTCGGCGCTCGAAGCGGTCGAGCATACAGTATAGGAGGGCATAATGCCGCATAAAAGGCAGCATGACATAAATGATACTCTTGACCATGCGCCGGGAACTAACAATACCGTTCTCGGAACGGACGGCGGAGTGCTCGCCGAAGTACCGTTTTCGGCCGGGGTTTCCAATAATAACCTTGTTCAGAGGGACGGCAGCGGCGACATTGCGGTAAACCTCATCCCGGGCGGAGCATCGGCGGCGGCCAGCAAGCAATATGTTGACAATGTGGCGGTCGGGCTCAAGTGGGTTTCGCCCGCGCAGGTCTTAAAGATAAAAGACGATGGCGATGCGGGCGGAGCCCCCCCCGCAGCCAATCGCGGCGATGCTTTCGTGGTCAATAATTGGGGCGGGGGCTACAATGACGGGGATATCGTCGAGTACGACGGGACATCCTTTAATGTAATACTCTCCAATGTCGGCGGCGAGCCCCCGGATGGCACGAGAGCGGTCGTGATTGATGCGGCCGCGGCCGGGTCTTTTGCTGGTCATGAAGACGAAATAGCCACCTACGACACCGGAACAAGCTTATGGAGCTTTACTTCCCCGGTCGATGGGAATGCCATTCTTATCGTGGGTGAAAACGGAATAAATGAAAATCGAGCCTATACCTATGACGCCGCTCCCGGCGAATGGATACAATTCTCTTCGCTTGGAGCTTTCGAGCAGATGCAGTTTTATTTCGGCGTGGACGGAACCATCGCGGTAGGCGACGACCAGACGCTCTGGCTTATAGCGGGACAGGCCGTAACCGCGATAGAGGCTTATGCCGCAATTAAGACCGCCCCCACCGGCGCGGCTCTGACCATTGAAATCGAAAAGTCGAGCAACCTCGGCGGCGCTTGGAGTACGGTAGTTTCTTCGGCGGCGCTTCAAATAGCGGCCGGTGCTCAGGAGGGCGAAGCTACCGGACTCTCGGTTTCCATCGCGAAAAACGACATACTCAGAATCAACATAGACCAAGTAGGCAGCACGGTCGCGGGCGCGGACTTGTCTGTAGTTTTGAAGGTGATAAAATGATAACAAGTAAAATATTCGAGGTAAGCGGCGGTTACGGTTATGACATATTAATAGATGGGAAGCTGTTTATTCGCCAGCCCCATGTCCCGGCGATAGGCGGAATGGTTATTATGACCCGCACCCAAGCAGAAAACATGGCGGCATTGGTGATAGACAAACTCAATGACAAGCGTACCGTGCAAGAAAATGAAGAGCTTCAAACGCTGCTGCAAAAGGACACCCTTACCGAACAGGAAAAAGCGAGGGCGGAAACGCTTTCGAACAAGGAAAACCCGACCGTCACGGTCGCGGAGGCTGAGAGCATTGTAAATGGGTGATAGCTGGCAAAGAAAAACTGACTACGGAGGCTCGGCGAAGTTTCGGGCCGTAGGCTTTGCTATCGGGAGCAAGGGCTACATAGGCACCGGGTGTTGGGGTACGAGCGAATACAAGGACTTCTGGGAATATGACCCCGCCGCCGATGCCTGGACTCAGAAGGCCGACTTTCCGGGCAATCATAGATATGCCGCGGCGGGCTTTGCCATAGGCTCATACGGCTATCTGGGTACGGGTAAAAACACTTCGACTTTCAATGATTTTTACAGGTACGACCCCTCGACTAATTCATGGCTCGCAAGGCAGAATTTCGGCGGGTATATCCGGTATGGCGCGGTCGGCTTCGCTATCGGAAGCAAGGGCTATATGGGGACTGGCTGGAAAACATCGCGCAAGGTTGATTTCTGGGAATACAACCCGGCGACTAATGCCTGGACTCAGAAAGCGAACTTCGGCGGCGCGGCGAGACTATATGCTACCGGCTTCGGCCTCAACGGCAAGGGCTATCTGGGCACCGGCAACACGGACGGCGGCGTTCCCGTAAAAGATTTCTGGGAATACGACCCCGACCTAAATGCGTGGACTCAAAAAACCGACTTCGGCGGAAGCGCCCGGTATGAAGCTGGCTCATTTACCCTCGGCGAAAAAGGATATATCGGCTTCGGTTGGGACGGAGCGACCAAGAATGACCTCTGGGAATACGACCCGAGCGCGGATTCATGGACTCGAAAATCCGATTGCGGCGTTACAATGGGATATTCACCATCGGGCTTCGCGATAAACTTCAAGGGATACATGGGCGTGGGCCAGACCGAACAATTTTGGGAATGGGGCACGGACTCCTTTAAGGCAATGATGATTCAAATGACACCATAGGAGAAGATTATGGATGGTAAAAACGGAACCAAGATGGTAGCCTTGTCACTTCCGGTAGTCGTGATTATACTCGGTGCGCTGGCGACGCTTCTAACGAGCTCTCTTCTGGCTTACAGCGATGTATGCGTGGATATAAGGGGTAATAGCGAAAACATAAAGAGTATAAAATACCAGCAGGACAGGGAAATGTCTAATTTGAACAAAAAGATAGATGAGCTTCGCGAGGACATTAAAAACCTCAACGACAAGATAGACAAGATGTTCTGGCCGTTTACGAAAAAAAAGGATTAGCCAGCATGCAAGAAGACTACAAAGCGATGTTAAAAGCAACCAACCTTAAGGGCGCTCTAATATCACTTAAGGAAGCTTCAATGCATCTGGAAAGGGCCGGGGAAACGGCCCTTCTTAAACAATGTAAGAAACTCGGCAAAGACATAGTAAAAAGAGCCTATGACGAGTTTCATGAAAAATATCCTAACCTGTGGCGAGGACTCGAAGGAGAAGAAAGATGAATTGGATAGCCGAAAATTACATGGCCATGATATTTCTTGTGACAACCGCGATGTCGCTAATAATCGCCGTACTCAACCACATCGGCAAGAAAAAGACGGCCGCGAAGGTGCAGGCCTTTAAGGACATCCTCCATCAGACTTTCGGCAATGTTGAAAGCCTCAAGGTCAAGTGGAAGGAAAGCGGCCTTGAAGACAAGTATGGCCGTATAGGCAGTATCTTCGCCGAGATAAACAAACAATCCGATATCGAGGAAGTTTTAAGAAAGGCCTACGAGGAATGGGCCAAGCAGCAAGGAATCAAGGTAAAATGAAGATATACTTTTTAAGACAGGATGTTTAAGGAGGTTAGTTATGAAGAGGCTTTGTATGATAATGATATTGGCCCTTACTTGCTGCGCTTGCGCTCCTCTGATGCACAGGACGGTAGCCGAGCAGACGGTCAGGCTCGACAAGAACTTACACGAGCTCCTTCCGGGGTACAGGCTTGTACTTAATGACGAGCTCGAAGAGGCCGAAAAGCTCCCGGATGGGCCGGTCGAAGATATAAAGCATGATATATTGCTTCTCGATGCGACCCTGCTATTGAGCGAAGACATGAGAAAAACGGCGGACTTGACCCTTAAGGAAAAATAGATGGCTAAGGCTCCGAAAGTCAGGATTACATATTATGACGAGTATAGTCGCGAGATGGACTATACCATCGGCAAAAACCGGTACAGGGCTCACGGCATCGAAAAGCTTTTTTACAATGATATAATAAATCTTATAGACCGTAAAAAGTATGGAGATGCGATAAAGCTGCTGCGGAAAATAAAGCAATACCAGAAACTCCCGGAGGGAAAAATGGACAATCCAGTTGACAGGGCGGTAGAATGTGCGATGAATCAATTCGGCGCGAATCCCCTTAACCAGAGCGAATTCAACAACAAAATCGAGAGGGTTCAAGTCCATCTCGACAAGGGAAAGTCGCTGCTTCGTTCCGGGCAGGCGCATCTCGCCGAAGAAGAGGCCTATCAGGGTCTCGGACTGCTCGAAGGGGTCGAGGCCGAGGCCGCCTCGATAATGGGCACGAGCGGAGAAAAGCGCCGTATCGTTCACGAGCTTCGCGCTTCGCTCAACAAGCTCATCGGCCACTCCGATGAAAGGCAGGGTCGAGCTCCTAATCCGCTTACCCAGAATGAATATGACAGTCTTCTTGACATGATTATTCATACCGTTGATTTGGCCGAAAAGGAATACAAATGGGGTAATATAGCCGATGCAGTCGAGCGGATTAACTACGCCGATGGCTTGATGGGGGCCGCCTACGGCGCGATACTAAAGCCCGGAGTTAAAACCAAGGAGAAATTCAGGGGAGTAAACAACAGGCTAAGGGCCCTGCAAAAGACATTGCGTGTCAAGTATCTTCCCAAGAAAAAGAATCCGGATGATTGGCAGCATCCGAGCTTGGGCTCTTCCGATATCGCCCCGGGTTACTTTATAAATGTTCATGGAGCTCCCGGGTTAATGGTTGGCTATGAGTTCGAGGGTTATGACAGGCCCAGATGGGAAGAAAAACCCTCGCACCCACATCCCCATTACAAGCTTATAGTCCTGCATGGCAAGAAGAAACAGACCTTCAACTATTGGGGGAGCCGACATGATTACGACATTGGTAAAAAGACCCTCTCGGAGATTGAGCTTGTCGAGGCGTTTACCATGCTTCTGGAAGATATCCGGGCGTCCAAGTTGACATTAAAAGACTTCGCCCTCGAATTCGGCTATGTTACTCAGGCGGCGGCCACAGCGACATGGAAAGCCTGTAAGACTATTCACGAAAAATGGAAGAAGCTCAACTACAGAAGGGGCTTAAGCAATACCATAAATGACATAAGAGACCATTACGACCTTTAGAAAGGAGTGTTACTATGCCTATGTTTATAGGACAACAGGGAGGCGGAATGTCGAGCTCGCTCGCGACCGGCAACCCGCAAGCCGAAGACAGGAAGGACACCGAGCGGATAGCCCGTTTGGTTGCTATGGCCCGGCAGGGCCAGGGCCAGCTTAGTCTTCCGGAAACAAAGCTTCTCAAGAAGATACAGCGTGAGCGCGAAAAACATGCCAAGGCTCAAGCCGACTGGCAGCGCAGGGCGGCCGCGCATCGCCAGAAGATAAGCATGCTTCTTGACCAGTTAGAGCAGGTCAGGAGTCCGCGGCCGGAAGGAAGATTCCAGCAGGCGGCCGCGCAGCCTCGCGTAGTCGGCAAGGGAAACCGCAAAGCCATCTCGAAAGCAAGAGCAACCCGAAGAGCACCGGCGCCCGAGCCACCGGCGAGAGTAGCCATGCCTCGCAAGGAAAGAGTCCAGCAGCAGATGCGCCAGCAGTCCAGACGGTTAGCAAAGAGGAGCATTCCCGCCCAGGCGAAGGCGGCGAGGGGTATCCCCGCCCAGCAGGAAGTGGTCAGGGCTCCGTTGAGAAGAATAAAATCCGTACCGTGGCTCAGATAGGAGGTATCAATGAGCATTAACACCGAAATTGAAAGGCTTAAAGAGGTTTACGAAACAATAAAGAATGACAAGGAAGCAAAAGCCATTATCAAGGAAGGCAAGTCGATTATAGATGCCTTCCTTAAGAAAGGCGACAAGGACATCATCGCCAAGTTGACGGGCTACGCCGATGTGGATGAAACCATTGCTCTGGCCCACAAGGGACAGCAAATGCGCGAAGCATATCAAGCCCGGACTAAGGCGATTCATTTTATAACTAACGTCCTGCAAGTCGTCTCTCGCTTTATGCCCGTAGTCAAGGAGGCGGCGAAAGCGGCCGACAACATAAGAAAAACGGCGGAAAAAACCGTCAAGAAAAGCCTCAAGAGAAGGAAGAAATAAATGGAAAGCCCTACGAAGCTTCATGGTATTCATGTAACAAGCGACCCCCAGCCGGTGCTCGATGTATTGCGAAGCGGCGGCGATATTTCCAAGGGCAGGGTTGAAGGCCTCGTAGGCGACCTCGGAAGCTCGGGCCTCTATTTCAGCCAGTCTCCCCAGTTGTGGACGGGCCGGGCCTACGGCAAGTGGGAGTTTCTTAAAGGGCTCTCGAAAACCCAGCGTGAAAAGCTCGGCGACAAGCTCACAAAAGAGCTCCAAGACGAAAGAAGCTCGGGATATATAACGGAATGGGAGCTCGAAAGCGCGTTAAGATACATAGACCAGTATGTAAACCATGACTTTGCGGGCTCTATAGTAATGATTGCGGGGCAACCTTACAACATAGGCTTCTGGAAGGAAAAATGGCTAAGCCCTCTGGGTATCGAGCAGGCAAGGCCGCCTATGTATATCGAAGTCGAGGCCGAGGGTTTGTTTGCGGACTTGACCGGCATGGCTATAACCCCCGATTTGATACAAAAACTCAAGGAAGAAGGATATGACGGCGCTTACCACCGTGGCGATATGATTAACCTGCCTCAAAGCGTTGTCTGGAATACCAATGCCATAACCAAATTCGGGGAGATGTCATTCGCTCACAATCCGGCTTACTGGCCTATCTTCGCGGCCGGGATAGCTTCCGGGGTGGCAAGCGGCGCGGCCTTCGCTATTACCGGTTATGCCCTCAATAAATACGCCAGCAATCCCGAAATTAAGGTTTACAAAGGGGCTCTCGGGACTCCTGCGGTCGATTGGCCCGATGGTAAGACTTACATGTTGTCATACAGGAGTTGGGATGGGGCCTATGTCTTCGTTGACCCCGATACGAAACGTAGGCTTGAATTTGCTCCGCCCGAGGGCCGTAAATGGGAAACAAGCCCGATGGCCCCGGGTAAGCGGCCGGGATTTTCCCGGGTACAGAGACCGGGAGAATGGGTTTATGACCCGGCAGCGCGAAAGGTTTACAGGAGACCGGCCGACAATCCGGAGATGGTATCCCCGCATCCGGAAGAGGTCGAGCACCTCAGCGAGCAGGTGAAATTACTCTGGCAGAAAGCATGCGAATGGGAAGGAATCCCCCCGGACAGCAAGGTTGTAATATTCAGCAAGGACAATCCATACAATGATGCCTACAATAAGGCGATGACACAATACATGAAAACAAGAAAAGAGTTTTACAAGGCGGTCGGCAAGCTCTTTGAGCGAAAGCGAGAGGAAAGAATGGACAATCCTATAGACGATTACAAGGGTTTTCGCGCTTGGATTACTCCCATCCCGGAAGAGAAAAGCGAAGGAAAATGGGATTGGGATGTAAAAGTCCAGCGCCTAAGCGATGGCAAGACAAAGACATTAAAGGTTTCCGGTGGCTGGCAAGTCGCCGAGAGCTACGTCCGGCAACTAATGGATGAGCTCGGCGAAGACGGCTATGCCAAAAACCCGACAACCAAACAGCCTTGGGAGATGACATATAGAGAGCTTAGAAACAAACTCGAAGAACTTGAAATGGGAAGCTTAACAGATTTTAATGAATCTAACATTGTAATATCAATGCCGGAAATAGTTATATCCCCGGGCAGAATCGACTATACGGGGTTGTCGGCTGCTCATAGGTCGGCGATATCAAGAGCCCTCTCTCAGGGTTTTCAGGTGCCAGCAAAGGTGTTAAGGGAATATAAAGAAAACCCATCACGTAATGTTTTGCAGGTTTGGGCCGAAGATTTACATCCATCTCAAGCCAAAAAAGCCATTGATGGATGGGCATATGTATTTTGCTATAATACTTGGGATATGCGCGGGCCGATTATAACCACCAAACTTGCAAGCCAAGCTTTGCCAGGAAGCGACATTGAATTCTTTCAGAAAAAGTTCGGTCGTCACAAGTTTCGTGTCGTGAAAGCCCCGACCGCCAGCAATCCTAAATACATGAAATTCAAAGACCTGGACAAGGGTGCCGTTTTTATCTTCGCATCGGAAAAAGAATTTCCATATAGCGGCATGGCCAAGGGGCCTTGGAAGAAAATATCATCGAAAAAATACATTCTCGAAGATGAGCCATCGGTAGAGCACCAGGTGGGGAGCGTAAATGCCGAAGTTATACCCTACCACCAGGCCCGGAAAGGCTATATAGCGCCTTCAGAGCTACCGCCCGCAGGCCGTACAATCCAATTCTACGAAGGCGGCAGGCTTTTTACGGGCAGGGTAGTAGAGCAGGAACCGGAACTCGACGCCGTGCGGGTAGTTCCGGATACGGACAAGCATGCATTGTGGCTGATAAGCAGGGTAATGATAGTGGGCTCATACGCCAGCAATCCTCTCAATACGCAAGAAACCGCCGAGCTCGTGCATCTGGCCCGGATAGCTCTTGATACAGCGAAAAAAAATGTCAAAGGCAAACAATGGTCGATAGTAGCTTTTTATATAGGCGCAGCAGATGCCAACATCGAAGCCGCTTACCAGCATGGACTCGAAAAAACACATATGTCTAAAGAACTATTTGATGAGATAAGGCGCATGCGCAAGGAAATAAAAGACTTTCAAAAAGAACATTCAAGAGCACTGCTCGGTCTCACCAGCAACCCCGAAAAACCCGGCGTAGTTTGGCCGGTGGGTGCGAAGTTGTATGATAAGCAGGGTAAGTTGGTAGGGGTATGCCTCGATACGCCGAATGCTATAGCTAAGGCAATGATGGAGCATCCGGAAATAGAAGCCGCTCATACTCTTCTCGGTGTTAAAACGCGAGAGGACTACGTAAGCAGAATGCAGCCTTGGAATACAGCTAAAAGCCATTTTAAGGCAATGGCCGAAAACCCGGAGGGGTATCAGGGCTGGAAAAACTACGAAACATGGAACGTGGCCCTCTGGATGGGCAACGATGAATTCTGGTATGATGTGGCAAAACATTCCCTCGATTACAGGCGCTTCAAAAATGCGATGATAAATCGTCATGGAATAACCGAGACCCCGGACGGCGTAAAGCTACGCAGTCAAAAGCTCGACCGTAAGGCGCTTGACGAGCTCATCCTCGACCTCGGCGGCGGGAAAAAAGCCATAGAAAAACGCAAGCTCGAAAAGAGACGCGCCGCAAGAGAAGCAAAAGCCCAAACCGGTAAATATGCGCTCTTGAAGGACAACAAGGTTATCTTCGAGGGCACCAAAAACGAATGTCTTGCTTTTCTACAAAGGCACCAGGGCCGGTCATGGGATTACGCCTTCAAATACGGCGGATACAGGCTCATCCCCATAAAAGACCTCCCGCCCGACGTCATTCGCATACCCAAGGGAATGACATCCGAAGGCTTCGTTTACAATCCTCAAAACACGCCTTGGGGAAAGGCCCAGAACCAGACAAAGCTCGCCAAGGGCGTTACCTGGGTTAGCACTTCGAGGCACGGCGGGATGATGGTATCGGAAGGATATGCCAACAGGAATCTCAGTATCGCGGCCCGGAAACGGGCTCTCCGATACGGCAAGTATTATTGCTATGAGGAAGACGATGCCTGGATGATACCGGCATGGGAGCTCCCCCAAGTTTGGGATGAACTTTTCAAATACATGGAGCCCTCCAACTACAAGGAGAGGAAACTTTATCTTCTCGAAGGGTTGTCACGCTGGAATGCGGACTATCTTCTCGATATTCATGAAACTCCCATCCAGCCGCAATATGACCTATGGCGAGCCAAGCAAGCCGAAGAGAAATTGAGGCAGATGCAGCATCCCAATCTCATCACGGCTGCCAAACGGACAAGCGACCCCCACATCACTCAGGTATGGACGGCCGATGGCGAAACTCATTTTGTTACCGCGAAAAGCTATTCGGAAAAATACCATCCCCAATACCCGACTTATCTAACCGACATGGAGATTGCCCATCCTCCTACGCCGAAAGCGATGGGCCCGGCAGACTTCGTGTATAATCCCAAGAAAGCAGGCGGCCTCTACCAATACCGCGAACTCTACAGGAAGAAAAACAACTACATACTTTATACAACCATAGGGGGCTTGGGTTGGTCTCGAAGCCGAAGAGACATATATGAGCCTATGGGGTATCCGGGCAAAATAGAGGTCGTGATAGGAAACAAAAAAGGCGACATAGTTTATGTCGATTCCGCCTATCTCAAGTCAACCAAAAACATTACCTTGAAAAACATTTCCTACTATGACAAAAGCACCATACCTCTGTACATGCAAAAAGAGGTCGTTAAAATATTCAAGGAGTTTGCCGGGAAAAGCAAGCCGCGCAAAGCCATCAGGGAACTAATGTCGATGGGCGAGTATCCGACCGCTTTTCATAAGGAATTCAGCAGCAACCCCCAAAAACATCCCGACGAGATGACTCTGGCAGAGCATGCGGAAGCGTGGTGGCGCGAGCAGGGCAAGAAGGTGCCGAGACGCAACACTAAGAAATGGAAAAAAATGTATGAAAAATGGGTTGCCTTTGCCTTTAAGGATTTCGGCAAGAATCCGCCCCGGGGCAGGACTACAAAAACCTATGGCGGCAAGGGCGGCGCATTACCCAGATAAGTCCTTGACAGGCGGCCGATTTGAGTTATACTTTATTACTCAAAGCGACAGGCTTGTTTTCCGGAGGCGTCATGTGAGTTTTGAGCAACTAGCTAGTTGGCTGGAAGGAAAAGGCCGGTAAAACCGGCCTTTTTTATATCGATATCGAATTGTAGCCAACGCTATAATTAGTTTAAGCCTTTTTTGGCAGCGGTATTTCTTCCGTCCAGTCGTTTTTAGAACCTTTTTTATAACCCTTACATTGAAATACCGGACATGGGTAGTTTGGGTCAAATCCCTCAAAAAACCAGACATGGTTGGTGTGACCACGCCTCCAAGCACATGCAATATTGGCCGAGCCGGGAACTTTCATTTTATTTTTACAGTCCCAACACAACACCCGTTTTTTAGACATCATTCCCCCTTCTCTTAATCTTAGGAGCTCTCTTCCACGACAGGCTCCGCCTCATCTATAAAAAGATTGCGCTGCATCTCCCCCTCGGGGATATCGTAGTTGCCTATCACGAGCTCGGTTACACGCTTCCCCTCGGTGAAGACGTTCTCGGAAGTGTAGATGGTGGGTACTTCTCTTATCGTAAAATCTTTATACATTTCTCTGGCTTCCTCGCAGTCATCTATACTGAGCATCCAGTACCCCTTGAACTTTGCTAATATGGCCGCAAGGTCTTCATGGTCTTTCATGGTAAAGTCGTTGGCATAACAGGCAACCGGATGCTTGGTGACACAGAAATATGGCGGGTCGCAATAAGCGAAGACTCGCCGCTTCTTAGTCTTCTTTGTGGCCTTCTTGTTGACGATTTTGAGGAATTCCCGGAAGTCCCTGTTTTCAATTATAACATCCTTAAGCCGCTCGAAGACTCCCTGCCAATCTACGCCGTAAAAACCCGTCATTTTATCGGTGCCAACAGTAGAGCCCCATACCTCTTCGCCCGTAAAAAGTCTCATCGTACCGAACGAGCTTTTAATCAGGTAGTAAGCCATCGCGGCCCGGATATAAGGCGTAATGTCTTTGTAGGTCTCGGGGTCGCTCAGGGCCTCTCGATACTCATAAAATAGAGCTCTACTTTTTGGGTGAAAGGTCAGATACGAAACAAATTTCTCATGGAGCTCCGGGTCTTTGACCACCTTCCAGAGGTTAATCAGGAGGTCATCGACATCACATACCCATTCCTGCTTGCTCTCTTTCTTCCAGAAGAGAAGATGGCCCGCTCCCAGAAATGGCTCTACATAGATATCATGCGGCGGGAACATAGTAACAAGTTTGCGCTTGAGACGATTCTTACCCCCAATCCAGCTTAGCGGTGTTTCGATTTTTGACATAGCTAACCTTTCAAATCGTTACAGGAGCGGGCCCTTGCGAGCGAAGCGAGCATGATTGCGCGGCTTGCCGCGCTCCACTTTCCCCTCTCCTCTCCGAACCCCTCTCCCCCTTTTTATTTTTATCATCCAAAGAATAACCCCGCTAATACCGCAACCAACCCCTGTTTTTAGGCTCAAATAGCCTACATGATTAAAAAAATAGAGTACCTAATCCTCTTCGGGCTCTTTTGGTAATGTAAGCAGTTTTTTCAGGCTCCCGGGAACGGGCGGCCCGGCTACAATAATACCATCATCTAAGGTTCTCGGATTGTCATAAAACCACGGCCACAAAATAAATTTTCTGAGCCATTCCCTTTCCTCGGGAAAACCCATCGGCATAAATCTTCTCGGGGTCATAAGTTTCTAAGTTTTCTTCATCACCGTCTCGACATATTCCTTGAATCTTTTGCTCTTTTGTAATACTTCTTTGTTTTTGTCTTCCAAGTAGGGAATTATATCTTCGAGCGTGCAGCCGAAAAATTCATCAAAAGTTTTACCGTCAAGCTTCGTCACTCCGGGCCTGCTGCAATAAAGGCTTACCACTCCGGGCTTGCGACAAAATATGTAATCTACTAACATATCTTCGATAAAATCATTTAGTCCATATGTGTAGTTGGACTCTTTCATGTCTTTTCTTCGCTATTTAGTTTCGAGCAGCAGTTTTTGGTTTTCTACCTTACTGGTAAGCTCATCCACCTTGTTGAGTAGAAACCTCACCGGGCATAAATCCCCGCGCTTGTCGCGGCGCAAACCGAGTTCGCAGTCAACACAGGGCCTTTTCCGGGAGATTTCTTCCGGGGTATTGTCATATTTACAGGGATACCTTTCGCTCATTTCAGTCATTTTCAAGCTCCAAGTCTATAACATCTTCGATAGCCTCTTCCTCTTCAGGCGTCATTTCTTCGGCTATCACGACTTCTTTTCCCGCATAGGGGCCATAGCTTCTTGTGGCGTCGGTGGCGATATCTTCCTCATCGAAGGGCTCCGAGCCCATCGGCAGTTCGACATATTCTATTTCGTTATCATCGTAATGAAGGTTGACTTTGAATATTTCCACTACAACATAGTCGGCATCGCCGTCATCGTAGTTGTCAAGCGGGTTGTCCATCCCTTCATAATACGGATGTCGCTGGCAAAAAAGATGGCCGAATTCATGTATAAATATCCCCTGTCTGTTTTCTTCCGATAATTCGACCATCATGCTGCTGCAACAAACAGTATTGGGGTGATGCATGGTATGGGCGTAGAGTCTCGGCGGCAAACCCTTTTTGGCCTGCTCCTCGATACTTTCCTGATAGGCCTGCTCGGCGTCCGGGCAGACATGTAAAACCACATTCTTGAATTCCGGCCTTTTATCTACCACGAAAGCCTTTACGACCTCGAAGCTCTGGACGACTTTTTTCAAGTCTGAATTTATTTTTTCCATTCGTCACCATCTTCTTTGTGAAATCCGGACATTAACCTTAGTTGGGTCACCATAAAACATTGTGCGCTATCGCGGCATCTCGCGCATCGCTTGGTGTAAATCTCCCTGTCAAAGCCGTCCATAACACTACAGTAATTTCCAAAACAGCCGCTCTTTTTATCCATACAGGCCTCGCGAAACTTCGCATAAGCCTCTTCCTTCTTCCTGAACTCTTCATCGTTGTTGGCATACGGATTTTCCCCGGCTATCACTCCACCTTGTTGAGGAAAATCTTCCGGAAGCCCGTCCGGAATCTCCGGAAACTCTTGCTTATCTTCTGTCATTTTCTCTCCATGCACCAGATAAATAGTGTTATTAATGCTCCAAACGAGACCTCGAATCTTTCCGGAGTAGAATATACCAGAAAAACAAGGGCCCCTGCAAGCAAATATATAGCCATTTTTTGCTTACGGTTTACCACCTGTAATCTTCGCCCTCTTTGTTGGGGTCTTCCCAATGATGGAACTTCGGAATAACCCCACCGGCCTTATCCTTGTATCCCTGCCAGTATCCGGTGGAATATCCCAGGTCTCTTTTATACTGCAAACCCTCTTTGAAAATGGGTACGAGCTTGGAATGTACTTCGGGATTGACAAGGGGCTTGGCGGCCTCGGAAAACTTCACCAGAAGCCCGTTGGATATCTCCGTACTGGCCAGAGTGAGCTCCCCCGGGGCCTCTTTGTTCTCATCGCGGTCGCCGTATCCCCGCATGTAGCCGAGGCGATAGGAAACATCCTGCTCTTCGTTGAAAAACTCCTCGGCCTTGGTATAAATCTCATGAGCCGGGGAAGGCAGGCAGGGAACTCTCTTGCTTGCCTTGGTCGGCTTTCCGCCTTTTATCGCCGAAGGTATCATTACCTCGACCACTCTCTCCTCTTTTTCGTATGGTATGCCGATTGCTTCACAGGCATACCTTCCGAAGGCGTCCTCCACGCTTTCGAATACGGGCTTTTTTGTAACGCCATTTTTCGTGGCGACGTTCATCTCCCCTATTTGTTTTAATTCAAACATGTTCCCTCCTTACAAAACAAAAACCATCAATCCTTCCTTCGCGACTCCAATATAACTGAAATTCAGCTTCTTTACCTCCATTTTCGAGTTTATTAGTGAAAATTTTCCGTCTATACATACCGATGCTATTCCGCCGCTAAACGGAAAAGCCCACATATAATCATCCGAAACCTTTTTCCCGGTTTTATCTATATAAAACCAGTTGTTGTCTCGCATCACCGGGCATACCCCTTCTTTGAAGCCGATGGCATATTCAAATGTCGGCGCTATCACTACATTACCCTTCGTCCCGATAAAGCCGAAAAGCCCGTCTTTGATGTATAGTCCCATGCCATCTGAGAAATTACCAAAGCAGGCTTCGGACATCTTGTAAATGTACTCGCCCTTGCGGTTGATATATCCGTCAAGTACGCTTGCTATCCCGTTGACAAAGCCGCCCGGTTCCTTGAATTTGGGCTCTATGGCAATATTCCCCCTCTTGTCTATGTATCCCCAGAGCTTTGACTTCATTACCGGGGCCAGCCCGCCGCAAAAGGGCATCGCCCCTTCAAACGTAGGCTCTATGGCCCAATCACCGGAATGGTCGAGATACCCATACAGGCCTTTCCCCGCGACAAGCAGGCCTTCATTAAATCCCCGATAGTCTATATTACAGTCCTGCTCGCTAACCAGTATCTTACCCCTCTTGTCTATGACACATCTAATGTTGTCTTTCCTGATTACCGTAAAACCTTCCCTGAAAGGCATGGCCGCATCAAACTGAGGCATCATCGCGTATTGTCCGGCTTTGGTAATGTAGCCCACAAGGTTATTCTGGCCCTTTACCTGAGCAAGAAATTCGCTGAAATCCCACGCCCCCTTGAATGCGGCGGGGATAACTACTTCTCCTTGGCGGTCGAGGTATCCGTATTTTCTTGTTCTTTGGTACATTCGTCCATCTCTATATCTGTTTGAATGTCGAATCCGAACATAGACAGTAGTTGGGTGGTGGTATGGGCGAGCTCGACTTGAGGCGGCGCATCCAGATTGCCCACGTACAAACCCTTGTGAAACTCTACCTGAAAGCCCTTGACGCCGAGGTCTTCCCGGGGAATCTCCAGCCCGGCCTCTACAACCACGGCAACTATATCTATGTCGCCTTTATGGGTGTCGATAGTGGCCTTTATGTTGGCAACTCCGAAACGTTCTTTCTTATTGACGGTAAGACATACTAAGTTTTCTTCCCGTCGTACCCTGTAGTCGAACACCTTGAGGAAGTTTACCAACTTCTTCATCTCCTGATATTGCTCATGGACAGTTTTGATTTGCAGAATTTCTCTCAAGACGATGCTGTCGAATGGATGGTCTTCCTGAGAGGCCGCAAGAGAGCAAAGTATGGGCATTTCGCCTGCCGGTAGCCCCTTGCGATTGGTGGGGATGGCCTTGAAGTCGATGGCTATCTGGAAATTTTTGATGGCGTATTGCTTTTCGTTTACATTAATTAGAAGCTTCATTATTCCTCCTTATCCCCAATGTAGTACAAAATCTTCGAGCGATATCTCCTCGAAGTCGTTACACTCATATCTGGGTCTTAAGCATTCGCCGCCGTGCTTGCCCATGCAGGAGCCGTCCCAAGGGTTGCAATGAGCGCATCCCATGTAACCCTTCTCCTCGATGGCTTTCTTGCGGGCTTCTTTACATTTTTCCATGAAGCTCTTGTTTTTCTTCGCGTATTCCCATGCGTTTTTCTCGGCCATTATTTCCTCCTTACAGGACTTCCGGGTCGAGGCCCTTTTTTGCGAGCTTTTCCCTCTCTTTTTTGTTTTTTTCGGCGCGTTTCCTAACGCTGTCCTGATAGAATATGCCGCTCCCGTAGCAATACGGACATTTGCCGTGCGTCCCCTCGAAGCCGCTCCCGCCGCAATAAGGACAATGCATCTTTACGGGTTTATCGCTCATTATCAATTCGTGGCCTGCCGGTTTTTTGGTATGCTTATCTATCAGGACGTGGCGGCGGCCACAGGCATCGCATTCAAGTACCGGGTATTCCAGCCCCACGATAAAACGAAACACCATACTCCTGCAATTGGGCTCCGAACACTCCTGAGCGAAAAGGCCGCTATTGAGTTCTCTTGCTATCATTCCTCCTCCACTTTCTCTATCTTCATGTAATTAAGTAACACCAATAGCTTCACCAGAAGAGCTATCTTGTCATTCCTTTTTACGAAGTCCACCCCGAGGTTGTCTATCTTTTCGTTGCCGTGCCTGTTTTCGGAGATGTAGTCATAACACTTTTTACAGACGTTGAATATAACGCCATCGCCGTCTATGTTAATCATCTCTTCCGGACAGTTGGGGAGCTCAAGGTCTATAAAAATGTCCCAAGAAGCCTCTTCGGTAGTGATTCGCTTGCCGCAAATATCGCATTTGATTGTTATCATAACCCTTCCTTTAACTTACCGGATTAATGCCGGGGGCAAAATGCCTGCCTATCCTCGATTTCAAGATGTTTATAACGGACTTAATCATTGATTCATCATTGCCCAGCTTGTCGGTGTCGATGCCCTCGAAAACGTACACTATCATCTCGGCGGCCTCGTTGACATCTTTCCAGAATTCCTTGTACTTGTTGAGCACATTTATCACGGTGGTCTTGGGGTCGCTCAGGTTGTCGGTCTGGATTGCATTCAGGCCGAAAAACTTACCGGCAATCTGCCGGGCTTCCGAGGACTCCTCGTTGCGGAGCTTCGCGAGAAAGTCAAATAGGAATGAGCACGACCATTTGTTTGCTTCCTGAAAGCCGAGATAATGAAGCGCCGCATCATGAACATCTTTTCGCTCCTGTTTAAGGTTTTCAATAAATTCGTTGGCGAGCTTGACGGCGTTTAACAGGTCTTTTTCGGTGGGATTCTTGCCCGGCTCGATTGTGGTAACCTCGGCCGGGAGAGGTCTTCGCAAGGGAAAAACATCCTTGTCATCTATGCCGAAGTCTTCCTTGATGGCCTTCGCAACCGGGGGTACTATCTGCCCGGAGTTTTCATACTTTATGATAACATCCTTGAGCTTTTCCTTGATAAGCTTTCTGAGCTCTTCGTCTTCGATGCCCAGCGTAATACACATAATCAACTCCTTTACCACTTAACGTATGAGGTCACTTCCATCCATCGGTCGAGGCGAATGTAATCGAGCCGGTCTTTTTGTTTGTCTATAGGCAGCACCAAAGCAAAATACCTGCCCGGGCCCGGGCCCTTGGGGACGGATGTGCCTATAGATATGAAATTCTCTACATGTTTAATCTCGCCGTCTTTTATCTTGTCTGTAAGCGGGTCGGTATTCATTAACTCTTCCCAATGGCCGCTTGGATTTAATATATAAAATGTTTGGTCGGCTTTTATGTCTTCCACCCCGGCGTTATACCCATCCTCGTAACCCCTAACATATTCCGGGTTGTCCTCCGGATTGGATTCGAGCCGTTTAAGGTGAAGAAGTTCGCGCAAGTTATTAACATCGTTATAGTCGAAGTCTATATGGGCCAGATTCAAAAATCTGAATATGGCTTCGACAAAATCCTCCGCATCAACCAGATAGCCGCATTCGGCACATCCAACATGTTTATGCCAGAGCTTATAGGCCATCTCGGCCTTGTCATGCTCTACCTCGAAGTTCAAGGGGCCTCCAACGCTAAAGTGGCGCTTGCTGCCCGGTACCATAATTCCGGTCATAAAATTTCTCCTATCCTACCATTTCCTTACCGCATCGAACTGGGCCCAGCGCGGCATAGTCTTGCCATCGACCCTCTCTCCCTGTATTCTTACCGGGAGCCTTACATCGTCATGGTCAACTTTAACCACGACGGCCTTGGTGCCGGGCACGAAAACCCGCTTAATCCATTGGTCATCGATATGGCCTGTTGTTATGACCACATCGCCGACCCTTACCGGTTCGAGCTTGCTCATTTTTATATAGGTCTCCCCGTTCTCGACCTCTTTCGAGAGCTCGCAGTAGTTTTTCTTCGAGTGCATAACCGGGGCTTCCTTGATAAAACCTTCTCCGTGGCATTCTGGACATCTGGCTATACCCTTGCCGCCGCATCTCCTGCATCGGGATTTTATCTGGCCCGAGCCGCCGCAATTGACACAGGTTTTTTTAGCTTCCTCTTCGTTGCTGCATATGCTGCATTGTCTCATCCGGAAACCCTTGCCATCGCAGAAGTCGCAATCCTCATTCTTGGGCGAAACACCTTTCCCCTTACAGTTATTACATGTCGTCTTGTCGAAACAGGCTACAACCCTGACCATCCAATCTCCATACCAGCAAGCAGTATTGGGCTCAATCATTCTTTCTCCTCTTTCGTCCCTATCTTTTCAAAAGCCATGATACAATAGCCTTCCGGCAAGCCGAAAACAGGCGGAGCATCCTTATAGATATAAGTCACTTTTACATATAAAGTCCTGCCGGTGAAGCGGCCGCCCCGGCGCTGGGGGATGAATTCGCGCAGCCGAAGCGTGTCTCCCACCCGAAAACCCCTGTCATCCTTGCGATATTCGAAGGGTTTTTTACCTTCGAGCATTTCGCCGAAGGAATGGGGCCATGTTTTCAGAGTATGAACTTTCATTTATCACCTTCATACCACTCTTCTTTTACTGTTACTTTTTGCAGGCCGGTAATCCTGTCTATCCCTATATTAAAGTTTCTATTACCGGCGAGACAATCCCCTTCGGGAATACCACCGGCCAGATTTACGACATACGGGCGTCCGCATATTTCTATTCTTTCCGCCCCTAATATGTCCTTAAACCTGACAAAGACGGCGTTGGCCCCCTCGATAAACTTCTCAATTTCAAACTTGGTCATAATACCTCCGCAGTACAGTACACTACTAAACCTTAAACTATAATATAATTACCCATATATGTTCTTACACGGGTTGCTTTTTTTCGTGTTTTTGGTAGATGTAATTCATCTAATATTTTTTGGATAAGAGACCTCCGAGTAATATATTTGTCACAACATTTTTTACATAATTTTTTCAGAACACGAACATGCCGAGAATTTTCAAGAAACCGGGTTTTTGCGCCGCACCATTTACATTTTACTACTCCTGTATAGTAAACAGGTGGTGAACATTCAATATACCCATCTCCTTCTCTATCTCCAAAAATTTTATTTCTTTCAAAGCCTAATATAAATGCACAATTTACACATAAAGGCTCATTGTTGTCATCGTATGCTGTCTCATCGCTATTTATATATGTTCCGCAGTTATGGCAAATTTTATCCCAAGTTTCTTCCCTCATTTTTAAGTTTCCTTGTTTCAAACTTGGTCATAATACCCCCGCAGTACAGTACACTACTAAACCTTGCCTTGACCTCACAGTGCGACACTAAACACTACCCTTACTTTACAACACCGCGCCTTACCTTACCCTTACGACACCTTACCAGACTAAACAGGACAGTCACAGTACTTTACAACACAGCACTAAACATTACCCTTACAAAACGCCACAAGACTAAACTTTACCATCACAGCACTATACGCCACCATACACTACAACACGGTACCGTCACATTACCGGGCAAGACAACACAACACCGTCACAGTAAAAGACGCTACGCCACAACACATTATCCTACTAAACATGACCTCAGCCATACAACATTCCACTTGACCAATACGGAACCAGACTTCACTTGACTTTACCTCTACATCGCTCTACGCTACTTTACCGGCACGGTACAGTACGCTATGTGACAAAACGGAACCGCCACCTAATTGTCAAAGAGCTTGTAACGGGGCGATGGCCGCCCCGCTACAGGTCGTCATGAGCGCTATTCTACAAAGACATACTTGAAGCGGCCGTAATCCGCGTTTCTCCATTGGCCTATGCCTTTGAATTCGCCGTAATCGAGCCATTCCTCGATGCAGTCGAGCAAGTCCGGCGCGAGCGTGACAACTTCTATCCGGCACGTAGTCCCGGCCGGTATCATCTCGCTCCGGGCGATAGAAATCCGCTCTCCCTGCGGAGTCTGGGCCCTGAGCGGCCGCTCTAACATGGTCGGCTTGGTGCCCTCGGGGAGAGTGAGAATAATCTTCCGGGGATAGACGAAGACATGCCGGTTAATGCGCTTGCTGAAATTTTTCTTGACCTTCTCGGAGGCCGTCCCTTTTATCGGATAAAGCGCCTGACAGGCCGCCTTGAAGAAGCCCTTGAACATGTAGTTATAGATGAATATCTTGCCGTCGTCATCCCGAAGAAAGAATGTGCTCCTCTTGTCGGCCTCATCCTGAAAGTCCTTGAGCGTCTCCTTGAGCGTTTTTAAATGCTCAACCTCGACCTCGGCCGGGATTTCTTCCCCCTTCTTTCTGGCCGCCTCGATAATATGCTTGATAAGTATGTCCACATCGCCCGGATTCGTCCCCAAAACCGGCTCGATAAAAGTCACATCCGCCACCAACTTAGTCAAAAGCCCTTTCAATGCCATAATTGGCTCCTTTCATAAATAGGGCTACTGTTTAATCTCCGGAACACCCCGGAGTTTTCTTGTCTGGTTTATCCATTTTTTTACGAGCTCCACGTTTGTCGTTGCTATCATTCTTAATTGAAGACAGCAGAGAAATATCCTCTTGACGAGAGCCCATCTGGCGAAGTAGTCCAGCATTATCTTGCCTTTAATGCTCAACCTGTATGGATGGACGTCATCGCTCTCATCCCGGATAGAAGCGTAAGGAAACTCGGCTTCGAGCTCCTTCTTGACCTTTTCGTAGTCTTCGGAATTTTCCAGATAAATCAACTCTATCATTTGTTCCACCAAAAGTTTTCTACATTGCCGTTGTTGTGCCAGTTGTTTCTCGATACCGGGCCCGGGGTCTCTTTATGTGTCTCTCCCCGGACGATGGCGGAGATGGTCGTGGTGCTAACGCCGAATTTTTCCGCAAGCTCTTTCATTTTGTATTTTTTCGTGGCATATAGCTGGCGAATCTCTATTACATCCCCGCGATAAAGCTTGTCTCTTATGCCGGTTTTGTTCATGATTTACACTCGCATCCCCGCCCGTCCTGTATATCTTCTTTCGCGTGTCATCGGCTAAGGTGTCCGGATGCCATCCGAGCTCGAAGTTTTTTCTGTACCGGGCGCTAAGGGCCTTCCACTTGAGATAGTCATTTTTCTTGTTGTACAAGCCCTCTTGCAATAGGGCATAGAAAACCCACCGCAGAGAGACCTTGTATGGCACTTCGTTGACGAGCTCAAGGGCCCGGGCGAGTATTTGTCCTGTTTTTCTGTTAGGAGCCATCGCGCTTCCTGTTGATATAATGGCCAACGCATAAACCCGTAAAAAATGCAAACAGGTTATTAAGAGACGCCCATCCAAGTCCTGCTACGGCAGTGAAGATAAATGTCACCAGCATTATAGCGCCTAACAAGAATAGTCCCATTTCGCTTGAACTCCGGTTAGCCTCATCCTTGGCTGTGTAGCCCACAAGAAGACCTGCCAGATAAGCGGACACAAGATTAGCAACTACGATACCTGTCATAATAATCTCCTAAAGGGACGGGCCACTAACGGGTTCAGCGTGTAGTGGGTGGATATCATGCCCGTCCCTTCTTCTTTATAACTACTTCGTAAAATTCCGTATTGAGTCTTATCCCCCGGCTCTGCTCTTTGTCCTTTATTATGTATTTCTTTTCGGCAAGCTGGTTGACGACTTGGGCGGCCCGGGTATGCTGCCACTTCATATGCGATGCTATCTCCCGGAGCGTAGGGGGCCTATGTATTTTGGCAATACACTTGACTATAATGTTGAACACATCGCGCTCGGTAGGCAATAGATTCGCGAGCTTGCGGCGCTGGGCCGCCTTGAGCTTCCTGATATGCTTTTTTATGCCTCTACTTTTTTTCAAATTCTTCTCCTATAGGATACAGGTTGTTGAGTTGTTCGGCGAAGACATATTTCTTGCGGTTGTATGTTAAGTCCCATTTCCTGCCGTGGCTTGCCCACGTATCGGCGAGCTCTTCATCGGTGACCGCCCTCCAAACGCCGAGCTTGACTTCTATTGCAATGCAATTAATTCTTTCCAGTCCCCTGCCGTCTTCTTCAAACCATCTTGAGGTATCTACGAATGCATCCATGTAGTCATAGTCATCCCGCTCTATCGTATCGAGGCGATATTCAATCTCTCGCCTGACTTCCGGGATGACCATTTCCTTAATTACTTCTATCGCTTCCCGCCTTGTCATGTCTTTCCTTCGCAGTAAAGGGGATGGCTCTGGATAACGTGATACAGCCTGAATGTGGTTTTGGTGCGTACAGTTACCATCCCCTTCCATATTTTCAACGCTTATTAGGGGGAGCCGTTGTGTTCCCTTTCGGCTCCCCCAAGGAGCACGACGGTACTATTCCAGTTTAACTCCCCTCTATACACTTGTCCAGAACTTTTTTACAAAAATGCGCCCATTTCTTTGCCGAAACACTATCAATGGCATCTCTGCCTGTTTTATCAAACTATATCTCTTGCCTTAACTCCAATCATACTTACTCTAACAAAAACCCTGCCCAAGTCTTCTTTGTCGTATTGCGGAGAAACCTCCCATGATAATTTTGCCCTAACCGCTTGAGCCCAATGAATATGTAAGGGGGAAAGTTTACCCTTTATAAACACACACATACCATAAAAATAATCTCCGGGCTCGGGATTAAATATGGTCTTTTCGAGGACTTCCGGTTTTTCTATTTTTTCGGAAATGCTTAGCTGGGTGAAATCTTCCGAGCCCAGATTGGGTGTTGAAAATGTATATTTGTAAATCTTCGGCGCATCGGCCGGGATAAGGGCGTTTACCACGGAGTTCACCGGCACTTCGAGATATATCTTGTCGCCTATAATAAATTGGAAAAATGCACCTTCGATAAGCTCCTTTGCCTGCAATCGAGTAAAAATGTTCCCGTCAAGTAAAAGCAGGTTAATCATTAGCCCTACCAGATAAAATGAATTAGGCTCTTCAATCCCGTTTGGCGGCCAGTTGGAATATAAACGGCCCTTGCCTTGTGGGATGAAAAGATTCATTTCTGACACTCCGGTCTCGGGCAGCTCGACCGTATCATAATATGTATATCTTACCAATTCCTGACACGTTATACCGACCATGTGCGAGTGGGATGGTGCTTCTGGTAATTGGTCTTTTTTGTTATGTTTATCTTGGTGCATTATTTACCCTTTCCTACCAAATTCCAAGCATTATCAGGGTTAGTATTGCGAGAGCAACCCCGAAGAAATAATAGACGGTAAATTCTACCGCCTTGAGCTTTCTGGCCCGGGCCTTTTTCCGCTTAACTTTTTCCAATGCCTCCTTCCAAAACGGTGTTATTTCATTATCCAATTTAAGTTTATCGATGTCTATCTCGCTCAAAACGTTAATAAAAAGATACTCGAAGAATGCCATACCCAACTTACCCATAGCTTTTTGTTTCGGCGTCATTTGTGCCATATCCTGTTTTCCTCCATGATTTTATTTACCTTGCTTTCCAGCGCAAGCAGGCGCGTCTCTATGTTGGCTACCCGGGAAAGAAGGCTGTTAAAATTTTCCCTGAGCGTTTCGACCGTCGTAAAACTATGGATGGATTCGGGCACCATAAGATTTATTACACTCTTACGGGTAACCTTAGATAGCTGCTCGCTGGCGGCCTCTGAGTCCTCGCGCTGGCGCTTTAATTTCTCGCTTTCGTTCATTTTCTTTCCCTCTTGAGCCTGTTGATAAAGCCGAGTACATCCTGCAAACATGAGTTATTCCAAACCGTATCGCTAAGAGGAAAAAAGCAATACTGCCTCCAGGGGGCGTACCATTTTATCTCGGCAAGCGGATAATCCCCCTTCTTGTTCATTACGACAAAGAGCGATGTCTTGCCGCTGCTCGATACGGCCGCTTCATCTATGTAGATGTGCTTGAATCTGGCTATGGTTTTCATTTTCTTTCCCTTTCGACCTTATCCGGCCTTATATTCAGAAATATCATGACCGCTCGGATAAACCGTATCTGTTGCTCGGTGTCCATTGTTCGCAACACTTTTACTATAACGTTAAATAACCACAATTCCTTCTTTATTGTTTCGTCCGTAGTTTTCATAGTTTTCCCCTATTGGTAAGGTTCTTCCCTGTAAAACACGTAAACCATCAGGCCTATCACCAGCCCGGCCGCAAAGCCCACAAGGGAGCCCGTCCAACCGTCAATGATAAGGCCCATAAACCATCCCGCTATCACGGCGGACAGTACATAAACCCAAGGCGGAGCATCATCGCTGCAATCTTCGAGAGGGCCGCCGCAATGAGGACATCTCAAGTCCCTGATAGGTTCGCGGCTATATATCATGTTGCCCCTGCCACAATAGGCCTTGCATTCCCAATTCCAGCAATGATACTTGTGTTTCATTGCACCTCTCTCCATATCGCCGGGATGCACCGGGCGCTCAGGATTTTTTTTCCGCCTTTTTCCTCGTAGAGCTTCGCTCGGCGGTTCATTTCGTCTTCCGCTTGCGCGGCCTTGCCGCTATAGGGCGGACAGTCGGCCTTGCGCTCTCCGGACTTGTCGATGGTAAAACTCACGGCATCCAAATCGACATACCTAAACTTCCACTTCATCGTTGTCCTCCGTAAGGCCGAATATGTTCTCGGATGAAAACTTCGTCTTGAATTTCGCGAAGCGGGCAATCTTGGCGACCGCCTTCTGGTGGAGCTTTAACAGGGATTTTTTCTTGACGGGCCACTTGCCGTTGAAATGTTTTACCATCGCCCGGCTGTTAAGATGGAGCTCGACCGGCACATCGGCGAGGGCAAAATAGCTTAAAGCATTTTCGAGCGCGTATATGACGGCGAGGTATTGAGCCTCCATTTTCGACCGGGCCGGTTCCACCCTTGCGCGGCCCGAGGACATTACTTTGCCATCGGCGTCATAAAAAACCGTTGCTATCAGGGCCTCTCCATTATCGACCTTGCCATCGCAGTATATCTTAATCGGTTCCATCCTCTTCCTCCAAATCGCCGAAGACGGCTGGCATAAGAGTTATAAACTTGGCCATTATTGCTCTCATTATCTTGCGGATTTCCCATTGGGCCCTCTTGTTGAGCGCCCGGTGCTTGAAGACATGACGCCATTGCCGAAGATTGAATGTCGCGACCACTTCCGTCTTCGTGGCATTAGGGAGCATAAACCGGGCGTCTTCCGGGCTGTGTCCCTTCTGTAGCATGTGGAGATAGCTCTTGTAGGCATCGTTTATCCTGTCGAGCCACCATGAACTAACTCTCCACCCGTCTTGATAATACCAGTCATAAATTGCGATGTCTTTGTCTGGCTCAATCCTGTAGAGCTCGCTATTATCCGAGCGCTTGTATGTCCCGGAAGGAAGGTCATGGTTGTGTTTTCCCATTCGCGGCGGACAGATAACTTGCAGGCCCAACTTGCCGTAGTCGCAATATCGCTGGCTCTCCTGAGAATAGGCGGCGATGCGATGCCTTACAAGCTGGTGAGAGCATGCGCGGCTGCAATATATCTTGACGGTTATGACGCAATGTTCAATAACGCTTTCGTGGCCGCGCTTGATTATGCCCCTGACAAAATCCCGGGCGCTGCCATCGGTGATTTTGTTTTCGCTCTTGTAACATGTACGTCCCGCCTGCTCGATAACATCCAGCATACCGGGAAACCAATCGACCGGCGTAAGCAGCATATACCCCGGTTCCACGACCGTAATCTTGTCCATACTATCTCCCTTCAATTTTTTTAAGTAGCGCCAGTCTTGCCACTCGTATTCTTTTGAATTCTTCTATTCTGCCGTCATCGTGGAAAAGGACTTCCGCAGTCCATATGTCTTCCAGAAGAGCCAGTCGGAGCTCCCCGGCGTCCTCGGCGCTTCTTCGTGCCTTTCTGAGCGCGGCGTTAATTCGGGCGGTTACCATATCCCTGATGCCGTTGGCATCATGGGTGTTGAGAGTGAAGATATTAAAAAGCTTTGCCATCTCATTATTGTTAGAGTAGTTGGCCATGTTTTTCCTTTCTATTTCAAAGCTCATATAAAGCTTGTTATCTTTTATCTTATGCTTAATCCTGATAGTATCGCCCGGCAATATTTCCATAGGCTCGTTATTTTCCATTCTTTTCCAACTCCATCTTTTTATTCCAATGTTTCATGGACTCTTCCAGAGTTTCTATCTTCTCGCCTCAGTTTACGCAAGCGCCGTGGCGGAGGCTTGCCAACATAAGCCGGGTTACAACCGATTTATCCCTTGTCTTCGGAGTATGTTTCATTGTTCTCCTAATATCGCATCGAGGCCGCTTTTGCCTGTTTTCGCGCAGTCATCTATCAGAGACCGCAACGCAAGCTTATGTTTACGCCTGTTTTTATCTATTGTGTTTTTTGGTTTACTTTTACGTACCGTTTCAATGGCTTCTTCGTCGAGACCTCCCCATGTGTTTACTATAAACTCCCCGGCTTCATCTCTTTCGAGTAATGAGAGCCTTGCGAGGATGGCGAATATCTCGAAAAGGTCATTTATTTTATTTTGGAAGCGTGTCAAAAAGCTTAAAATCCTATCCCTTTCAATCTGGCTTTTTTTGTCGATAGTGGCTTTGTTAAGTTCATCTAATAACTTTTTCTCATTGTCGCCGTAAAAATAATGACCGCCTCTCTCATCTAAAAATTTATCTACTGCCGAGGCGGCGACAAGCGCGTGTTGATGTACTTTTGAGTTTTTAAGTACATTCTTTGCCGCTTCCGCGATGTAATTATCCTTGTCTTTTTGGAGGCTCCGGGCCAGAGAAGCCAATAAGGCATCATCAATAACGGGGTCTTCTTTTCTCTCGGCGGCCTTGACTATTCTGAGAGTTTTACCATGCGGCGTCATCCATCCGCAACCCTCGGGAACTTCGTCTATGGTTTTTATTATATTTTTAGGGGCAACATACCAAAATTCATGAAAGCATTCGCGAGCCCATGCATTTTTACTGGGGTTCTGAATTTCGCGAAGATAGTCATTACGGTCAACCTTAATCTCAAAGGCCCGGCGCACAAGCCCGTTCGAGGGCCAGAGGCTTATTACGACCGCATCAACCCACGACTGGTAGGCCGCGCCGGTGCAGTCGGCGACTTGTTCAAGCACTACATAAGCTTCGCCATACTTAAAGCGTAGTTTTTCAATTAAATCGCTCGCCTTATATTTCATTTTAATCCCGTAATTTCATAACCAGTAAAATAACCTACCGTGATAAAAACAACGGCCATAAACCCCCAAAAGGTTAGCGGGACTGTCAACCCAACCGCTGTAAAAACTACAACCGAAAACAACATTATTTTTTCGTAGTCTTGGCCAGCCGAATATGCGGCGAAGCCCATAAGGTAGCCGCATACAAACTCCACCAACAGGGTGACTATGACCGCCATCATTAACCAGCTAACCATTCTCAGTTACCGCCTCATTAATGATTTTAATGGTGTAAAGCCAGACAATATACATCACGCCGAAAAAGATGTAGGCTATAAACCTATCTATCGCTTCCTTCTCCATGAAGCTTCCCCTCCTTTTCTCTCTTCGCGAGCTTCTTGAGGTTTTCGGCCGCAATCTCATCGAGGTTAAGGCCGCAATCCGTGGCAACGGCGGCGAGTTCCCAGAGCACATCCCCGAGCTCCTTTGAAATCCGGGCCTTTCTTTCGGCATCAAGTTTCCCATCGCAGTCTCTTAATGCCTTCGCCAGCAATCCAGAAACCTCCCCGGCCTCTTCGGCGAGGGCAAGCGCCGGATAGATTACAACATATCTCTCCGGGTAAACCGCAGTCTTATATGCCTCTTTCTGATATTCCGATAACAACATATCTGACTCCTTAACCATATTAAGTTTGCCATTTAGAATTTTAATTACATGAGAAAGCCAGCCAAAACCGGGCGGCATATCGTTTGGCCCGTTATATATAATTTCAACCTTTCCCCGGCAGTTCATGCAGAATTTTTCGCTTTCAAGCTTTTCCTTTAAGGAAAGTTTTTTATGATTAGTAATCAAACGCATATTATTACCATCAAAAGAAATCAGCGTGCAGTTGGTTTGCGGTATTCCATAATGAGTGGCATAGCAGGCACCGCATTTATAGCAATACATTACCTTACTTTCGCCTTTTGATGGGTCTATATACATACTTTACCCCTTCAACATGTTAAGTTTACTGATGCTTGTTTCGCTCAATACGTGGACGCCATCCTCTTCGCTGCCATGTACCGTACCCGTAAGGAAGATGGCTAAACCTATCCTCCCCCATTTCTTTTCGGTATAACGTCTCTTCTTCTTCCAGATTATTTTCATGGTCGTCTTTTGAAAGCTCTTAATCTCCGGGAAAACTTGAGGCCCGGGCTGCTCGGGGACATCGCTCTTTTCTTCGGCTTCTTGTACGGTCACCTGTATCTTGTCGGTGGGAATCTCGACTACAGGGCCGCCGTTGGATTGGTAATGTATATGGCTCCCGGAAAGCAGGCGCCGCGCGTCTTTTTCGGTCAAGGGCCTGCCGCCGCGCATTTTCTCCTTGCGATAGTAGAGACGTATGGCTATCCCTCCCCAGAGGAAAGCGGGAAGGTCAACAGGGGCGGGTAAGAATGTCATGTTTTTGACTCCATTCGGTGGTAAGGTCTTGATAACCCCTACAACCTGCCATGACTCCTTGAGTTTACGATTCATATATCACCGGTTCGGTCGTACTGCAAAGATACAGGGGATGGCGCGGATGGCCGTCCTTGTTGGTGCCGAGGCAATAAATTTTCTTGTTGTATTTGCGCAGCAGCTTCAACACCTTGGGGGCGCGTTCCTTGACCATAATGTTGCTCCCCCATGCCACTATAACCATGTTGGCTTCTTTAGCGAGCCTGCCTATGTAGCGCCCATTCAGAGGGCCTACCGGGTCTTTGGCTTCCTTGAGGGCCTTCGGGTCTGTAGAAACGAGGGCGAAGAGATTAACGACATGGAATCCGCCGTAACCGAGGCCCCGGGCGAAACCGGAACACCTGTTGACAGTCCTGTCGAGCTCTTTTTCATCGGCGGTCGATGGATTAAGCATCACAAACAATAGCATGGGCTTATGTCTGTCCCATGTCCTGAACAGGTCGTATCTATATGGGCCATCGAAGTCGGCACCGCCCTCGGTGAAGAGGTCTTGCTGTGCTCTCCTTTTATCCATTTTTCTTCCCCTTAAGGAGGATATGCATTATATATGTAATCCCAAAAAACCCGGATATCAGTATAGCCCAAGATGCCAAATCTGCCCCCCATTGCCACATAGACTCCCAATTAAACATTTTCTCCTCCTACCAGTACCCCGTTTAGGAGCATAAACAACTCGCTGCGCCTCCTGTCATGGCTATGTGCAAGTTTTTGTATTTTTTCATACAGAGCCCTGTATTCCTCCATATTTTCTTTTATCTCCTGAATGCTTCCGCCTGACAAAAGTTTGGAGATTTTAGAGTGAAGCAACACGGAATTTCTAAGGCCTGCCAATATTTCCATGTATATTTTGGACATTTCGAGCCTTGTTTCCTTAATACGGCGCTTTATCTGTTTGCGCTCTTTCAGTTTTTTTAAGATACCCATTCCAGCCCCTCTATCTTGGCGGTCGTAATACCGCGCAATGCTTTATATGATTCCGCCTTTTGCATCGTGACGGCAATGTCGCCATTAGCCAGAGCATTAATAAGCTCATCCGCCACCTCGATGATTACTTTGTTGTTTCTGATTGTATTATTTAACATGAGAAGATTATGCTCCAACTGCTTAATCTTCGCCTTACGCTCGGCCTTGCTTCTTTTTTCGGGCTCTCTTTTGTCTTTTATGTTGGCCTTGAGGTCGGCCACTTGCTGTTTGAGAGCCTTGTTCTCGGCTTCCAGCTTGACGAGTCTTCTGCGCTTCTGGGCCTTCTCGAACTTGCTCATTGTTTCCTCCTGTCTATCTTTGTACATATAACCTTTACCTTGTTGTATGGTTGCGCATATCTTACCTGAATGTAACCTTTGGCTATACACCGGGGATTAACCCTGCCATTTTGGGAATGCTTACAGTTTTGGCAGTACCCCGGGGAGTCGAAATAACACAGGGCTACGCCCCCGGCGTTGGCATATCTTAACCATGCAATAAGCCCTATTATAGAAAGAATGTTATACGCCGCGAAGAGGGCCGCCTGACTGTAGATGCCTATATTAAGGTCGATTATAATCCAGATGGTGTTGGCTGTAATCCACAAGGCGAAGCCGAGCCAATGTTTCTTGATTACAAACCAGTTGCCGGTGAGAGACAACCCCGCCGTAAACCAACCTATTATATCAAACATTATGTCTCCTATTTGTATTTCCAGAGTGGCATTATAGTCCCGACCACCGGGCCCACGGATGTTTCTCCCTCTATCCGAAGAGAGGAGTTATAATCATCCTTTGCGAGATTGTTTGCCAGATAAATATCGACCGTTTCAGAAGAGCTCATTTCCTTTATGGCTTTAAGTACCTTCATTAGCAGGTCTATTTTTACCTTTGTCGATTTACACCCTTCCTTAAGCTTGGGGTTTTGGTTTTTCTCCGTTATATCGACAACATCCGGCATGTCGCCATCTTGCATTATACGACAGGGAATATAAAGCTTACATCCCGAGTCTTCCCGGGCCTCGACAACGCTTTTATTCTCAAGCTCGAAATCAACAAGGGGGTTTTCGAGGCTCTTTATTTTTAATGCGTCCTCTTTTTTTACAAGCACCCTCTCACCCTTGTTTAGCTTGTGGGGGTTTAGGATTAAAGCCACCTTCCCATCACTACCGGCCGCCGCGCCAGATGTGCTTAGTATCATTTCATGAATTTTGTATCTCGAAAGCGTCCTGTCTCCGCATACGGCGGCAACCTCAAAATAGATACCTTTTAACATTATTCCTCTCCATACAATGAACAATTACAGACGGGCTTGTCGGGGTCGAGCTCGAAGTGGTTGTATATATCGAGAGTTTCCTTGCAAAAACCCACCCACCCCTCGTAGCCGCGCATTCTCAAGGCCATCAACACCTTTTCATACATATTTTTTCTTTCCGCAAAAGGAAGTCTCATCTTAAAGGCCTTGCCGTTATACCCGCATTTATCGCTCTCGCTTGTGGCTTTCCTTAACCATTTATGGTAGCGCCAATTATAATTGAAACGTAGCGAGCCCAAGGTAATGCGCTCTGGCTTAACTTCGGCACATTTAATTATCTCATCCTGAGAATCTACATTTTTGCCCGTAAGGTTTTCAGGGATAAGGGGGTCTATCCTCAGCCTTATTCTCCAACCCGACTCTGATAACATCTTCGCGGCCACAAGGCGGTCTATCACTTCCGGGGCGTTCATTTCGTACATCCCGGCGTTGGTAGATACGCTAAATGAGACTATTACGTTGCCGAGAGCCGGGTATGGCCTTAAGGCTTCCACAACATTCTTACCGCCTTTAGTGACAAGCAATAATGTATGTTTCTTGATATTCTTGTCGTAGGCAAACATCTCAAAAAGCACTTGTAGATACTTTATATCTATAAAACTATCCGCAAGCTCCCCGGCATTCAGTATCGCCGGTTCCCCGGTCTTTTCTCCCCACGCCGCCAACTCCTTTTTTATGTCTTCGGTGTTGGTGAAGACGTTTGGTATCGGCTTGCTGGTGCCTTTTATCAGGGTGTTGCGCATGGTATGTTTAAGATAGCAGTAAGCGCAATCATAAAGACACCCGTTGGCGTGGGCGAGAATATAAAAATGAGGGCAAACGACACCCTTCGGGGTCGAGTCGAACTTCTTAATAAACGGTGAATGCCTTATTCTATACACTATCTGGGCCATCGGTTTCCTCTTTTTTGGTTTCCTGTATTTCCGGTTTTTTGGCCAGTCCCTTATATATAAGCCAATCCTCGATGTCGAAGAAATGCTTACAGGTGTTGTCTGTGCATATAAACATTAGAGCGGGGTTTACGGGCTCACTCACCTCCACAGAGGATGATTCTCTAACAGGAAGCCCGTAATAGAAGGCTTTTATTCCCATAAGCAAATCTTGATTCCCGCATTTGGGACACCCGATAACCTGAGCCCCCACCAACATACCTTCAGAGGGTGTATCATTCTCTGTCTTTTTTCTTGGTTCCACGTCTCCCTCTCCTTGCTAAAAAGCCTACAAGATTATATACCAATGTTGACAACCGGCAGCGCTTCTTGTCCGGTATCCAAAACCAGCATGTCTCATTCTGAACACAATTTACTATGTTCATGAGATTAGCTATAGGGCATAATTTCTCTTTGTCGGGAGTCATCTCCACATCCTTTCTCTTAAAATGTTCCTTACTCCGAGCTCTCCCCCGGCGTCTGGTTTCCCCTTGGGTCATTATTTCCCCTCTTTTGCTATATTTTCGAGGATATTAAAGATTCCCCATTTTTTTGCCGTCTTATACAGGCCGGTAAGTTTTTGTAATGTTTCAGGGGATAACAAGCTTTTGGTTTTTTGGTAACCATCGGCTATATTCACCCTGGCAGTTTCGACCGCCGAAACGAGCTCGGTAAGAGCATCTATCGTCTTAATAGTTTTTTCTGTCACCCGGCGAGTCGCGTTAATTTGTTCCTTGGTTTTATTTATATAGGTCTCTCCGTCCGGGCCCAGAAACTTCTCGATAAACTCATTTACATCCATCTTTCGCCTCCAAAAATACAATAGAATTTTCAGCTTGATTCGGCCATACTTGTTAATAATTTTATTTAATATCATTTTGGTTTTTCGTCTTTTTCCTCCTTTTTCTCTTTTTCGTTTGCGGTATTAGCGGGGTTAGATGTGTCAAGTGCAGGCCCTAATTTAATTTCGGGGGTTTCCCTACTTACCTGCTCTTCTGAAATATCGTTTGCGGTATTAGCGGTATTAGCGGTATTAGATGTGTTAGATGTAAGTGGTTTGTTTTTTTCTAACTCCGGTTTTTTAGGTGTTTTTGCGGAGTTAGCGGTATTAGCGGGGTTATTTCCCGCAGCATCCGCCATAAATATTTTCTTACTCTCACCATCGAATAAGAAATTCTCCCCATGTATGGCATAGCAACCATTATACCGCAAATACCGCAGATGGTCATCATCTACTATATCTGGGGGGGATAAAGGGTTTTTAGCACTATCCGTTGGCGGGGTTTTCTGATTTGATAATACCGCACCTGTCTCAGATAATACCGCTAATACCGCAGAATCCCCATCAACCTCTTCAAGGCTCCAAAGCTTCTTTTTAAGATGGTCATCGGTAGAATAGTGGAGTTTTAAGTTGTTGAATATCTTACCACTCATACTTGATAATCGGCGGCCCAGAGAGCGCTTTAGACTCCCCTCTCCTTTTTCCTTTACAGATAATAATACATCAGGAAGGGTTTCTGCAATATCCGTACCATCCGTCATTATTTGAGAGCAGATTTCGGCAGTACTAACACCCGAGCTTCCCCATGTTTGATACCACGCATTAAAGAATGCCTGCCATTGTAAACCCTCATCATCTTGTAGGTCTCTAAGGGCGCCTTGGTTGCTTAGGAAACCTTTTATCCCGGCATGTTGGAGTACCCCGCCTATAATTTCACTCCATTCTATAAAACTACCCACGACCGGAATATCTTTCGGCGGCGGTTTACCGGCCGCATACCATGAACGGATAACTATAAAGGCGGCGCGAAGCAACTTAATGCGGTTTTCTCTCACATACCTCTCAAGGTTAGGATGTATAAATGAATCAGGACTTCTTTCCCAAGGACGCTCAAGATTACTATCAAGCCTTACAGTATAACACCTTCGAGGCATATCCCCTGTGACTTTAATGTTATTACCCGTAGCCACCCATGAAATATTAACCTTGTAGGTTGGGTTATTGGTCTGTCCGAGTATTCGCCCGGCATAGTTACCAGAGGTTATGATTGCGGCCAGAGGGGCGCTATCGAGCACTTCCTTCTCGGAAATATTGTCGAATAAAACGGCCGGGCTCCCCTGATGTAATATAGAAAGTAGGAGTTTTCGCCATTCCTCTTCGGCATAGCGTCCGTGAGGAGCGGACTGGCTCGAAAGTTCATCGCCGAGCGCTATAACGCTTAGGTTCTTTACAAGCTTTCCCTTGCCGGTACCTTGGGTTGGCGCATCCACAAGACAAAGAGGGACATAACCATCTATAACATTTCTCATTAACATAGTAAACAAGAAGGCCATAATATTAGCCGGGCCAGCCTTGTCCGCAAATGGGAAGTCGGCTATTACGTCAAGAAGAAGAGCCCTTGAATTTAAGAGCTCTTCTTCCGAGGGGCTTTCGGGGATTTCAGGCATGCGAAAATCATCGGAAGGCGAATAATACATTGCGGTGTATTCATCATAGCCGGGCTCGGTGCATATAGAGCCGTCATCGCGCAAGATTGGAGCCCCTGTAACGCCGCGGAGCGGAGGAAAGGGCCAGTCCCCCAGAGTTAAAATTGCCTCTACCACATCATCGGGGGGTTTTTTGTAATGTTCTTCATCGTTACTTGCAAGCCATACATACCTGGCGCATTCGGACAACCTAAATCGAAGATTAGACTTTACCCAAGAATCGATTGTTATATTATCATTATCATCACGCAAAACCCTTACGAGGCCGTTTCCTCTTGTAAAAATTGTTGGTGGGTCATTCTTTTTAACAAGAGCATCGAGCGATTGCCTAACCAGAGAGTCCACTATATGATTGTTGACGTATATTTCAGGTAGGTCATATTTTTTACTCGGGTCTTTGGGTTTATATTTCTTTTTTGTTTCAAGGAGCTCCAGCATGGCTTTTCGTTTGTCTTTTTGGTAGCGCAGCTTATTGTCGAGGTCGGTTTTCCCGGCAGGAACATAATACACTTCACATTGGGTGTTAAGAAGCATTTCTCCTATATCGGTGAGCCATTTTCTTCCGGCTGCATCCGGGTCTGGAAATAAAATAACCTTACGAGATGCAACCATCGCAGTAAGTGAGGCCTCGCCTATCTGCCCGGGATTAACCCCCGCCGTACCTATAACATTATTAAAACCCGTTGACAGGGCGGCCAGCGCATCAGCCTCTCCCTCGACTATAAAAAGAGGGTCGTCTTCGGTGATGCCGGTTTTGGGGTAAAACAGGCCGTGCTTGTTGTTGCGCGGGGTATAGCTTTTTACGGGCTTGCCGTACCATTTAAATGATTTATTATTCCCCTTGCGTCTTTTAACACCGACAATCGTTCCGGAGTCATCGCGCATTGGTATGCTTACATAGTCCTTTTCGTTTTCACAGCCGAGCAAATCAAAGGCGTGTACGCTCCAACCACGCAGGTTTGCAAGCATGTTAATTGGGGCAATCGGTTTAACATTCTTCTCATCGGGCGCGGCCATCCCGAACTCAGAGCGCAGCCAGTATGCGGCGTCCTTGGCCTCCAAGTCCTTTACCTGCATCACGAGGCCGAGGTTGTCCTTGGCTATATTGCATTTGAAACACTTGACGAGGTTTTTCTTGCCGCCGACCTCGCAGGCAGGATTGGTGTCGTCATGTTCATGGTGGGTAAACGGGCATTTAATCCAGAGCTTGCCGCCGCGCTCTGTTGTTTCGAGCCCGAGAGCCTCAACGACTTTCTTAACGGGTATAGAAAGTATGTTGTTTGTAAAATTCAAAGCAGCCCTCTACGAAGAGACTAACCCCTCGCGTCGGAAACCAATATTTCATTGATTTCCACATTAAGCAGGTTTGAAATGACGACAAGGCGGCGCAAAGTAGGAGTGCGCTTGCCTTGGACGTAGAAATACAGGGTGCGCCTATTTACGCCGATGGCCTCGGCAAACTCAGCCATCGTGTAACCGCTCAGTTTTATAGCTTTACGCAGCACCTTGCCGTCAATTAAACGCTTCATGTTGCCCCCGCCTTATTCGGGCTCCTCGGGTTTCGGCTCGGCCTCGCCTTCCTCTTTTTTTGTCACAGGCTCTTCCGGGGATGATTTTGCCTCCTCCTCTTTTTTTGCCTTTCTGAGGCCCACTTCGGCATGTCTCATAACTTTACGGTATTTCATGCTCAGCGGGATAGCGGCCTTATAGACATCTATAAGGTCTTGGAGCTTTACGGCATCCTCTTCATCCGACTGCTCCTGTAGTTCGGCTATCGAGTCCGCCTGAGCCATGAAAAAATCGGGCGGGATGGTCGCTATCAATGAGGCCGCCTGCTTAAACTGCCCGTCGTATTGAATCTCGGGGGCCAACTCTATCAGTTTGCCCGTTATCAAAGCATCGATATCAATGCCATTTTCACCATTCATATCCTACCTCCAAAACCGTTAAAGGGATGAAAAACTTTCCTTCGCGCCCTAAACCTAACAAAACCCCGGCGGCGTTTCAAGTCTATACACTTGTAATGTCAAAAAAAATCCTTTTTTGCCGCCCATTTCTTTAAGGTATCCGTTATCTGCTCATTGTCGCCGACGATACGTTTCAGCGCCGTCCCGTTGTCCATTATTAGCAATGTCGGCACGGAATACACGTCATGAAACGCAGCGGCCGCAAGGCCGTCAACCGTCCCGGAACAAAAAACCCACAACAGGCTCTCCCCCCGGGGAACTGTCTGGGGGCGGATGGTGAGACTTTCCGCCTGGTCTTCATGAAAAATCCCCGCGCTAACGAGCTCGGAGATGACCTTCTCGCACTTCGGGCAATCGGGCCCGGTAAACAGGTATAAACTGTCGGGCATAAACTTTCCTTCCTACGGGCTATCGCCCGAATTGAAACGAAATGCCCGGCGAGAGCCTCGCCGGGCCGTCCTCCTTAATTTTCTATTATAGCATCGAGACCGAACTTCTTTGGCTTGGAGCTCTTCAAGGGTTTTGTAAAGCGCTCATCATTGTCCGGGACTGACATTATGTCTATCCCCTGCTCTTCGTACTCCCTGACTTTCTCTTCGGTTATGGCCGATTCGGTCATTACCTTTAAGAGCTTGTTGGGACGACAAAGCATTATTATCCCGGGCTTTTGAACAAGCTTTTTCTTCTCCTCGCTAAACTCCCTCACCGCTTTTTTATGGGCGAGAAAAAGCCATGTTTTACCCACCTTGAAAAAGTTAGGCAGGGCATTGATACGCTTCGAGACTCCCATTTCGATTGCTTCCTTGTTGAAGCTCTCGGGGGAATAATACTTGTCGCCTACCCACATCAATGCCGCCGGGTCTTCGCTCGGCTGGCATGCCGGGCAGGGTCTTAAGGACTTCGGGTCTTTGCAGTCTTTATGCTCCCCGAAGAGCTTAAGGGCGTTTAACTTCTGGATTCCCCCGCTGAAACGGATGGTCTCGCCGCAAGTCGGACATACCGGTATAGTGAATGGGAGCCTGTCGCAAACTACTGGCACTCCCGCCGAAACCAGATAGAGCCCGTTTACTTGCGGGTATCCGCAGCCGCGCTTTTCTCCGCCGAACTTAACTACAGCCATCATTTCTCCTTTCGAGGCCGGGTGCCCCCGGCCTCTCTTTCGCAAATATGCCGATGACTACACATCGGACAGAAATTGTTCTCTACATATTTTTGGCCGTAAGTACTGCAACAATAATCATGAAGCCTTCCTTCCCGTATGGCCTTTTCGGTCTGGAATTGAACGATTCTGGCCGGGGACAGCTTCGATATGGTTTGTTTCATACTACCCTCATTTCGCAAGAAAGTTTAATGCGCTTTGTTTCCTTCCTCGTTTGGGCGGTACAGGCTTCCCTTCGCGGACGGCCTCTTCCACCTTTTCTCGATAGGCTTTTTGCGCCTGTTTCTCTTTCGCCTTGCGCTCGGCCTCTGCTTTTTCTTGGGCTTTACGCTTTATCATTTTTGTAACCCGAAGCCTTTCGGCCCGGGTCTTGGCTATTTGCTCATCGAGGGGGTTGATGAAATTATCCGAGTGAAGCTTTTTAAGGGCTTCATCATATTGCTGCTGGCATTCCCGTATCTCCGCCTTCGCGCTTTTAACTTCTTCCTTCGTCCATGTTTTCTTGAAATTCTGCAATTCCCATTTCAAGTGTTTAATGAACTTGCCAAAGGCTTCAATACCACGCCTATAGAGCTTGCGGTATTCCATCGCATCTCCTTTCAAATTGTCAAAGAACGGAAAGGTATAAGGCCCTTATCTCTTCGCCCTCGGGGACTAAGGCAGGGGTAGTGAAGTGGTTTAAGTGGATGCCCGCCTCGGCGCTCTAAGGGCGAAGAGTAAAAGTCTTATTCCGGTATTGAGCCAGCAAGGCTAAAGAGACTAATCGCCAGATAGTTTTTCTTCTCCGCATCGTAATGTTCGCGGTAAGAAACAATCCTCTTCGGCGGCTTCCATGGTGCCGTATCGAGCCATGCCGCCTATGTCATGGGCGACATTCATAAGGACTTCTCCGAAGTCTCTTCGCGCCTCTATCGACTCCACGATATAGGCCGCAATACCGAGTAATACCATCGCTTCCTTGCGAGTCATATTACTCTCCTTTCCTAATTATCAAAGAACAAGGCTAAGGCCACTATCACATCCCACTCTCCCAAGTGGGATGAGTAGTAGTCTTATTTTTTGAAGCCGCTCGCCTGCAAAAACATGTCTTCGTCAAACCGACTGTTATCATTCTTGAACATCCTGATAAAGTCTTTTTCGATTCGGCGAATTACTACGCTTTTGCTATGCTTGCGAGCTTCTTTCAAGATACTCGCGACATCTGCATAGTGTCGCTTCGCGTACCTACTGGACATGATTGCATCCCTTCGCTAACTAACAAAAAAGGACAGGCCCTAACCCTGTCCCCTTTTGCCGTAACGCCTCGCGTTACTTTTTCGTGGACGACTTGGACTTTTTTGGCGAGCTCTTTTTGGCCTTGGCTTTCTTTCCTTTGGCCTTGGAGCTTTTCTTGGCCTTTGTCGGCTTTGACTCTTCCGACTTCTTCTCGGGCTTTTTTGCCGTCTTGTCGGGGGACTTTTCGGCTTTTACCGGAGCGGCCCATCCAAGCACGTCATCCCACTTTACCTTGCCACTCTTGAGCCCGTCCATCAAGCAATTACAAGCATGCTGAACGGCCCAATTTTTTCCGGCGTAGATGGGCGTCCCATCGTCTTTTTTCCCCACCGGCAAGGCTCCAAGGTACTCCCGGGCCTCGTGGCATTTCTTCATGTAAGCTATCTTCTCGGGCGTTGGCTTGCTATCAAGCTTGACCTGATTGGTACAAACCGGATTCACCCCGAGCGGATGCGTACTGTCCGGATTGCTATGCTGTTTGTTATCTACTGTCATGGTCGTACCCCTTTCTATTGAGTAACATGATAGCAGACGGTTAGGGCGCCTGCATAGCCATCCTGCCTTGTTGTCAAAGAGCCACTTCACATCGTGTGTACCAAAGTGTACCATAAGGCCACATTCAAATCAATAAAAAAATAAAAAAATCTGTCCTCTTGTTTGTAACCTGTTGAGATATAAGGACTTATGACTACAAAAATATTGATGGGAAAAGAGGCTCGATTGATATTTTATCTTCATCGAGGCTTTCATTTAATCCCTAACTCTTTGCTCCCCAAGGGTTTACGCTCCGATGTGGCCTTCCACTCGATTATGCACCAATACATTCCCGGATGCGCTAAGCATTAACCGATTTACTCTAAAATAGCGCATAAATTGTTTTTGTATAGTCCGGAAATATTTTCTCTTGACTATACCTCATTAGCATTGTAACTTCCATCGTGAAGAAAAGATACTTGCTTATGGGAATCGACTATTGAAATTCCTGATTAAAACCATGCAAAAAACCCGGAAAACCTACTTAAATCCCACGAGAAAAGTCTATTTTACCACATAAGCCTTTGTAAGGAGGAAGCAATGCCCAAGAAAAAAGTGAGGGTTAATAGGACGGAAGAATTCGATGAGGAATTGCCGGAAAACGAAGAAGAGGAAGAAGAAGATGATGGCCCCAAGCGGAAAACAAAATTACCCAAAATAGTAGAAGATATTCTGCTTGGCGAGATAACGGAGGTTCCCCCGGCCTATCAAGACTGGTCTATGCATCTGATGCGATGGGCCCCGAAATACACGAGCGACAACAAATGGGAGCTCATAACCGGCCGCATCAGAAAAATCGACACCTTGACACCCTACAAGGATGTCGAAGAGGTAGCCGAAAGCGAGCACGGCGGAGGCACATATCACGTCAATGTCCTGAATGAAAAAGGCCAGATAGTTACAAGGAGAAAATTTATAATAGAGGGTCTTCCCAAGGTCACCAGAGAAGACATGAGACATACCACGGAAAAATCACCCCTCTTAAACAATGACGACAAGGAAGAGGGAGCCGATTACTGGCGAAAGAAAAAAGAGGAATACGAGGCGAAAGCGGAGGCTATGGAGGCTAAAAAACAGTATGAAAAAATGAGCTACCGGGAATCCGAAGAAGAAGAAGACGAAGATGACTACAGGCCCGTTACCAATCCATTTATGGTTCCCTCTATGACGCCTCCATACCAAGGGCCCGGATATGTAAACGAGGAAAAACTCAGGCAAAAAATAGAGAAAGAAGTTTTCGAGAAGTTTTCGCGGCTCGAAGAGGAAAAAGAGAAAAACAGGGAAATCGAAGTTTTAAGAAGCGAGCTTAAAGAGCTTCGGCTGCTATTAACCGAGAAAGCCAATGCGCCGGACAATGGCTTTACAATGAAAGACGCCATGAAAATTATGTCAGACATGACCAACAAGGTGCTTGAAGCAAGGCAGGCCACAATTCCACCGGCGAGCGAGGATTCCAAGATGAGCGCCTTTGCGGCAATGATTACTCAGGCGATGCAGGGCGTCAACACGATGATGATGAACACTATGCAGCAAACAGCTTCGGCTCAGCAGGAAATTCTCATGCAGAGCATTAAAAATGCGATGGCCCCTCCCGGCGAAAGAGACTGGAAGCTCGAACTGATAAACAAGGGCGCCGACACCATGAAGGAGTTTGTCGGCAGTATCGTTGATGCTAACAAGAGCAGAAACGAGGTCGAAAAGAAAAAGCTCGAACTTTATGGCAATATCAAGCCGGTGATGATACCGAAGAACATGGTAAAAACTCCTCAGCAGTCGCAAGCTCAGCAGCCTCCACAACCGCGGCAACCGCGGCAAGCTCAGCAGCCTCCACAACCGCGGCAACCAGAATACCAGGAAGTTACGGAAGCGCAGGCAAGGGAAATAATGCAGCGAGCGGAAAAACTCCAACACGAAGCCATCGCGGCATACCTGAGCGGCCAGAGTCCAGCATTCTTTGCAAGAAAGACATTACAGATAGCCGGGCAGGAAGTAACCAACTGGCTACGCGAAAACCCGAATTTGGAGACGTTACGCCAGCTTGCCCATGAACAAAAGGGAGATGCCGGTTTACAGGAGTTTGACAAATATATCACCAACAACCCGCAAGCCCGGGGATGGGTCGAACAATGGCTCGGAGGTCTAACAGAAACATTCCATAGAGTTGACAAACAGTCCGGGGAACCGATTCAACAAGCCACTCAACACCCAAGACAACATGAAATAATACAGGGGAATTTCAAGGTCGAAGAGCCGGAAGATGACGGAGATGAAGAGGATGAATACCTCGACATAGACGACTATGAAGAATTGCCGGGCGATGATTTTGAGAAAACAGAAAAAAAATTAGGGCAAGAAAAAGGCCTAAAAAACAATGAACAATCGGCCGAAAGCCCTTCAAATGCTAAGGATAAAGTGAATATGCCCGAAAATGCCGTAGGCGAACGTACAATATAAAACGGAAATAAAAAAAATATTTCAGAAAAAAATAATTGACTTCGCTTATTGAGGGTGTATTTTTATGACAGCTAAGGATAACAAGCCCGACTTGGACAGTATGATTGACAAGGGCTTGGAGCTCCTTGAAAAACAGAATGAGATTGAGGCAAAGAAAGAATTTCTCAATTTGGTAAAGCGTCATGGTTTGGCTATTTGGCATGCTCTCGTGGGTTTTATCTTGCGCGACCCGGGCGAGATAAAAAAATATAACGACACCTTGCCAAAAAAGTAAATCGCCGCCCTGAATATCAGGCCCGCGATGAACCAGAATGTTCATGGCGGGCTTTTTGTTTTGAGGACGGCGAATGCCAATACATGAGATTTGTACCACCGGCGAAGTACCGGTAAGAGTGCAAAAAATCAACATCCCAAACGGTAATGCCGGGATAATGGTTTCGGCTAAGAAGATAGTCGAGCTTATCCGGGAATATTCCGCAAATCAGGAACGCATTCGCTTTCTCGCCGAAGATATCACCAGAGGTTGCAGGTCTAAGGATTATCTCTGCAATGCAAAAAGCGTCTATGATTGGGTTAAGGCCAATATCAAGTGGGACAGAGACCCGGATGGCATGGAAATGCTTCGCTCGCCCATTGTCACTCTCGACAGGCGGGTGGGGGACTGCGATGACCATACCATTCTTATAGCGTCTCTTCTCAAGAGCATTGGTATGCCGGTCAGAATCGTGCTTATAGCGTCCCGGAGTTACCGGCCCGAAATATACAACCATGTTTTAGTGGAAACTCTCGCGCCCGTAAACGGCGAGATGAAATGGGTTGCAATCGACACGACGCCTCTGGATGTAAACGGTAAGTATTTTCCCTTCGGCGTCAGGCCTCCTTCATATAAAGCGAAGGTAATGGAGGTAAGATGAAATACAGCGACAACCCGGCAGCGTTGCTTCTTGTACCACTTTTCCTGCTGGTAGGCGGCGGCGTAGCGGCGGCCGCGGTGATAGCAAAAAAGAAAAAAGAGCCGCAACCCGTCCCGGTGCCGCCCGGGTCGTTCAATTATCCATACGGCGAGCAGCCCACTAACCAACCCACAGCCAAGGATGCTCCCTACGGCGCGAACCCAGCCGAGATGATTAAGACGGCACAGGAACAATACAAGCAATATGGCCCGGGGATAAAAGATGCGGCCCAGACGGCCTACGACATATTCAAAAGCGGCGAGACCCCGCCCGAAAAACCCGCCCAAAAATCAATCTCGGAAATGAGCAGCAAGGAAATGTCTATATACTTCGAGCAGCGAGACAAGACTACCGGCAAAAAACCCACCGATGAGGAAATGAAGGAATACTTCCGTAAACTCGAAGAAGAGGAAGCCAAGAAAGCCGATGCCGAGGGTAAGGCTAAACCCGGAGACCTCGACAAGGCCAAGAAAGCGGCGGGGCCGCTCTCTCTTGTGACCGGAGCGGGAAAGCTCGCATGGGCTGGCGTCTCCGGAGCGGCCAAGGGTGTAGCGGCCGGTGTATCCGCGGCGGCGCCCATCCTCTTGCCGTTGGCGGCGGTTGCGGCCGTCGGTGTCGCGGTCAACAGCTATCGTATGGTACAGAAAAAGTATGATAAATATGACGACCTTTACGATGCCCATCGCGCCAACGCAATAATTTATGACCAGGGTACCCAGAAACTAAACGAAGCCATCGCGACGTTAAAGTTAGCCAAGAATGACCTTTTACGAAAAATAGAAAACATGAAAACAATCGTCAATGCGGTGACCGGAGGATAACATGCCGCTTCAATATGTAAAGTACAAGAAACCATTCCCCCGGATGCAAGTTCCGGGCATGGGGAGTCTCGGCCGGTCAGTCCAGCAAAAACGCAAAAGAAAAAAACAGGCCGAAAGAGCGTTTGCCCTAATGCAGCTTCGCAAAAAAGAATTTGAAGAAGCACAAATGAAAGCCGAGGAACTCAAGGTCGAAGTCGAGGAATTAGGTAAGGTTTTGGGAGTCCTCGCCGAGGTTGCGAAGATAAAGGGAGTCCCCGAAGATAAGATAAATTCCATAGTCGAGGGAAAAGGGGGCCTCGCCAAGGTAATGGAAGCCGCCAAGAAAGGCCCGCCCGAAGGAGGCGAGAAGCTTTCCCCCACCGAGCAAGCGGCCCTCCAAGCGAAGGCCGCCGAAAACCTGAAAAAGAGAATTGGTCGCGGATTTTGGAGTTAAAAGGAGGAAACATGAAGCGAAGAGGAAGAGCCAAGCTGCCGAGAGGCTACTATCTTTGCAATACTGCCAAAAAGGGCGGGTTACAGGCGGCGGACAGCATGGAGACTATGCCGGTTGTCGCCAACATGGGACAGGAAGATGCCGGGCCCATAGAGTACAGGACGGTAGAGACCGCAATGGCCGGGGCGGCATTACTCGGAACAGCCATAAGGGTCGGCGTCATCGCGCTTCTGGGCTATCTCGGATACAAGGTAGTGAAAGGTGAAATATAATGCCTTTTCGCAGGAAAGAATCTGAGCTCGCATCGGATATGAGGATGCATTGGCTCAACAATAAATACAAAAATGGAACTCAAAGAGATGTTATGACGCCCGACATGGTAGAGAGCTACGGGGCCCGGTTAAGGGCCCGGATAAGGCCCAAGGCGATTATCGACAAGTCGGGCATAAAAGAAACATTCTCTTTCGAGGCACCGGCAAGAGATTCAAGACTTGGAGCATACAAGGAGGTAAATATGAGGGGACGCTCGAAAAGCGCCTACAATATCATTACCGGAAAGGGCGAAACAGCCAAAAAGAGAATGGTGTTGACCGCCGCCGATAGCGGCCAACCTGCCGGGGTGAGCGATTATGTCACCACGCAGCAGATGCAGGGACTCGGGCAGACGGTCTCGGCCGAAGACCTCTGGAGGAGAGACCTTGACGATTTCAGCAAGGACATTCAGGGGATGCACATGTTCACAACCAACAGCCAAGAGATACGCTACTACACCAAAGGGCGTACTCTTGTGGACAACGGCAAACAGATATTTGCCAACAACCCGCAGATGCTTGCCGCCATCGCGCCGATAGAAGGCGAGCTCGGCAGATGGCGCGACCATAGGGCATGGGCCTTGACTCAGCAGCAGGGAACCGAAAACAGGGTTTCCATAGGCAAGATTCAGGACAGGATGATTAACGCGCTCAACTATGCCAGGACGGCGATGGGTATAGCGGCCATCCCGGGCGGAAACATTATCCCCGAGATGAACATACCGGAAGGCCAGCTTCCGAATATACCCGGCGCCCCCGGGACTCCGCAGCCGCCGCCGCCCGCGCCTCCAGTCCAAGCGACGCCGAGCGAAAAGGCGCTCGCGCCGAGGTCATGGTTGCAGAAAAACAAAACTCTTGTTGCGGGTGCGGCATTCTTAACCCTGCTTATAGGCGGGTATGTCTGGATGCAAAGACAAGGATAACAATGGGAAAACCGGCATATATAAAAATCAATGGCAAGACCGTAAAAGGCGAATGGCTTGAACCGGATGAGATGCCCTTCATAGCCAATCCGCAGGTTGCCAATACGGTCATGTTTATTGCTGGTGCCGGGCTTGCGGCTATGAAAGCTATTCGAAACATTTCAGGAGTCGCCCTGAACCCGCCCCTGAGAACCAAAATTCAGAGGGCTCTTCCTTGGGCGTTCGCATCGGGCATTACTTTGTTGGTGGCACCGGCATGCGGCAAGGCCAAGAATCCCTTGAGGGTTATCGCCGCTCTTCTGGGTCTCAAAGCGGTCAACGACTATGTAAGGAAGGAAGACTAATGGCCGATGAGGTCGTGACAATCAGCATAGGCGGAAAGCTCCGTACTTTCACGAGCAGGCCCTTGGGCCCCGAGGATGCGTCAACGGCCCGGAAAAGTCTCGCCGTCTTCTATCAGACCGGCGAAGAGCTTAAGGTTTGGCGCGAAAACCTGATGGGGTTAAGGGACATAGCCTATACTCAATGGCCCGAGTTTGTCAGAATGAAAATGCTTCCCCTTATACCAAAAATGACAGAAGAGCAGTACAGGCTCTTCGAGCAGGTAGATAATCGAATAAAAGAGACCTATGACCTAATGTCCGGTCAGTATGGCAAGGCTCAGTCCGATTGGGACTCTCTCCTTCCCCATATGACCAAGATGAAGGAAGAGCTCGGGATGGCGGGTTTCGGATATCTGGGAAACCCAGTCCCCATCCTTATTATTATCGCGGTCATAGCGGTCGCGGCCTCCGCCGCAACGGTCGGCACTATGGTTTATCTCAGAGAAAAAGAAATTTCGGACAGGGCCTTGCAGCCAATCAAGGCATATAACGAAGCGGTCACCAAGAAGGTGGAGCTAACCGAACAGACCATAGGCAGAATTGAACAGCTTAACAGGGATATAATCAACGAAACCGACAAGGCCAAGCAGGATATCATGGTCAGGACTTATAATGATACGGTCGATGGTTATCTCTCGGCCTTGGGGACTCTCAAGGATGTAGAAAAAACCATACCAGACATTATAGAAAAACAGGCTAAATTCGAGAAGGCGGTATCAGAAGGGAACGGGCCTCTGGGCTGGATGAGACATATTCCCCTTATACTTCTGGGGGTGGTTGGGGTAATGGTAGCTCCGTCAATAGCACAATCATTACCTAAAAGGAAATAGAGATGGCAAATTATTTGTTCAAAAACCCGGGTAAAGGCAAAAGACGGCCGCCTAAAGAGTGGTTTTACTATACGGTCGAAAGGGTGAAGCAAAAACTGAAAAAGCGCGGTTTCAAACATCGTCCGGGAAGCCCGTACAAGACCATACCTCAAGTTGCCAAGGCGATAGTCGGCGGTATGTGGTGGGGGACGACCGATGGACTCCACGAAAGCACGAAGCGCGACATTATAAGCGAAGTCATTAAAAACAGGGCCAAGGGCAAGGCCGCCGTGGTTACCAGCGATGGCACATTAACAAAGAAAGAAGTCAAGAGCGAGGTCGGCAAAAAGGCGGCCGAGAGCATATACAAGAAACTAAAGCTCACGAAGACGGAAATCAAAGAAGCCAAACAATTAAAGCGGGGAGTTCCCGCTATCGAACGGATAGCCGAGAGGCGAATGGTCGCTCCCAATCCTTCATTGCTTGTTGTTACCGGCAATCCGGGTATAGATTTATATGACAAGGGCAATCCTCCATCGCTCGAAGACTTCAAGGAAGCCTATCCCGAGCTCTGGAAGGCCGCCATGAAACAATATAAGAAATTTCATGGCGTAGTGCCCGAAACGGTACAGATGCAATGGGTTGATTCGGATGTTCCTCCCATACTGATTAAGATGGGAGATGCGCCCGATGTAACCTATCATGTCAAGGGGGCCAGCAAGAAACAGAAAAAGATACCCTTTAAGCATGACTACAAGGGCGTTGTACATGTCTGTACCGATGCCAACGGCAGGATGATATTTCACATACCGGACGCCAAAAAAGGCAAAAATGTAAAAGTTACGGATTGGGTCAGAGGTTAGGAGAAAAACTATGTGGGTATTTTTAGCGAATCCGCCCGAAAAAACGAAGGGAGGCAGTAAAGTGAGTTCCACTACAAGAACGGGCAACAAGTTTCGGTCGCTTGTCAGGAAGCATGGCGTCACCAAGGGCGCCAAGGAATATAGAAAATGGAAGAGGGAGCAAAAACGGAAAAAGCCCTCTAAGAAGGCCAAGGCGAAAGGAGGAAAGCGTATGGCCAAAAGAGCATCTGGTTACAAGGCGCTCGTCAAGAAACACGGCGTCAAGAAGGCAGCGAAAATGTGGAGGGGTCGCGGAAAGAAAAAATCTTCGCGCAAATCCACGAAGGGCCGGAAACGCGCAACCGGCTACAAGGCGCTCGTCAAGAAGCACGGCGTCAAGAAGGCGGCGCGGATGTGGAGAGGTCGCTCGAAGAGCACCAAGAAGCGCTATGCCGCCAATTCATGGTCGGGCGACAAGAAGGGCCATTCCATCGCTTCGGCGGCGGGATGGGCGAGGCGTAAAGGCGTCCCCGTCCCCATATACCTTTCGCAGCGAGGCTACAGCAAGGCCGCAATCGACAGGTACATCAAGAAGCATGGCCCGGTCGGCAGAAGCCACAGGTCATACACCAAGACATACCCGGCGCGAAGCGCCAGGTATGCCATGAATCCCCTCGATACCGGCGTGGAAACCGTAAAAGGCGTCTTCGCCACGGAAACCGCCAAGACGGTTTTCGGTGTCGGTCTCGGATTCGTGGGGGTTGCGCTCGGAAACGCCGTAGTGCGCAGACTCAAACCCGCAGCCGGGGGAGCCATGATAATCGGCGGCGAATTCGGCGGCTCGATACTTGCGGGCGCGGCCTATGCGATGGCAACGAAAGATGTCACCAAGGGCCTCTTGACCGCAAGCTCCGGTATCGCATTGAGCGTCTTCAAATTCGTCTGGGGCAAGTATGTCTCGGGCAGGAGTATATTCGGCCTCACCATGCCCGGCCTCAGCGACTATGTTGAGCTCCCCTACGGAGTCAGCGACTATGTTGAGCTCCCCTACACGGCGGGTTACGGCATGGGTCAGTCGCTCGATACCGGCATGGGCCAGTTCCTTCCCCCGGAAGCGGCGGAAGTAGGACAGTTCATTCCCGAGCAGTTCGGAGAATACACGGTAGGCATCGGCGAAGAAGCCGAAGTCGAATATTAAACAATGAAATTTTTCGGGA